GAACAAGGGTTATCATCTTTTTTCAAATATACATCATAATGATCGGCAATTATTTTTTTGGCAACGTCGATATTAATTTTACCTTTATGTTCATCCATAAGTTCTCCAAGACGAACCATTCTGGCACCTTGATGACGTCGAATATCATAAAATCCTGAATTATTTACTTCTAAATTTCTGATTCTTTCATCATATGGTGCATTAAAACCAATAAAAAACCCATTTTTACTTCTCTCTATATTATGATATTTAAGTCCTAATTCAATACGAAGAATCTCATTTGTATTTGTATCGCCAAATAACCAAGAGTTAGCGTAATCACCAGAGTTTTCATGTAAAAGTATTTCACAATATTCATCTAATGTATCACCGTATTGCATCGCCTTTCTTATTCTATAACCAATTGGAAATTTTTTTTCATATGGAAGAAAACCGCCAATTGTGGTTTCAGTACCAATTATACCTTTTGCCGTAACAAAAAAATCAGTACCGCTCCATATCCAACAAGGAGATGTTTGCATAATAAATCTATGTCCCTTTTCAGGATTTAAATCCAATACTATATTTGAAAATTGACCATCAATAAAATCGCAAAATGAATTATGAGCGCAGACTATTTTTCCATCTGTTGTCCAATCACCTACAGCCATAAAGGCACTACATTTATCTCTAGCACCACCTTCTTTTCCTCCACGATTATCGGATACCAATGAATACCAATAAGGAATTGACATATAGAAATTCCACGCCAATATTTCATCAATTGTTGTTTTACAACCATTAGCGTTACAACCATCTGTGATACCCTCCATTTCTTCATAAAATTCAGAAAAATCTTCATGGGTCATTTTTTTAAAATCGGTGTTGATTTTTTCAATAAAAAAATCCCATGTTTGTCCATATGCTTCCATCATTAAAAATGATAGAGTTTTTTGTATTTCCTTAAATTCTTTGGCACATAAGTAACCATACGCATATCCTCGTTCCTTTGGTTTTCCGTGAATTGATATATATTTCCAACCATTTTTTTCATATGATAAACCATTTTTTACCTTTTGTTCTACTGAATTCATTTAACTATATAATAACAATATTTAAAATATTTTTATTATACTAAAAATTACATATTAATCATTAGTAGACCCATCATTACAAATAATAAAATAAAAGGTAAAAGGACTAATAACCATGAAACACCAGTATGACCGTCTTTACATATTAAATTAAGAACCCAAGTCCAAAAAAGTATGTAAATTAATTTAACTATGAAAACTATAGTTGTGCTTGGAACACGGCAAGAAAAAGAACCAACGTGATAACTATTTGAATGACCTAAATTTTGAAATAAAACCATCGCTAAAGCAATAATTGAAATGACAAAATATATTGCAGCAGGAGTACATAATTCTTTTACATTTGTTGGAAAAGGAGCCATTTATATAATTTATACATAGAAAAATAAAAATTTATATCATTGCTTTTACACTTGCTAAACTGGGTGTATTGGGCATTTGTCCTTTCCATGGTAATGGGTTAACAGGAGCAGGATATCCAGTTATGCCATTATACGCAGTTCCGACACCATATTGTAGTTGTCTTCCTAAATTAATCAAGTCTTGTGAAAACAAATTTGATAAAGCACCACCTTTTTGTTTTTGTTTTCGACTCCTTTTACCACCACCAACAGAAAATGGTGGGTTCGCGCCTGTAGCGATCATCGCCGTTTGTGGATCAACCTTATATTGATTTAACGCTAAATAATTATTGTCTCCACTTATACCATTAACACCAGGCCAACCGCTACTTGATGGTGTCCAAGGAGAACCAACCAAACCATTAGGATATGGAATACCATTATTTCCGGCGCCACCTTTCATATTTTTACCTCTTCGACCTCCGCCTACTAAACCACATCCGCATCCCCCTCTTTGTGTTTGTTGTGGATTTAAAAAATTAAAACCTCCTGGCGCAGGTCCTGGATTAGGATATGCGGCACCAGTTTTACCTCCTAAATACGCCAAATGTGGATTAGGAACAGTAGGAACATTATTTGAAGGATATGCTAAATTCATATTCATATTAGATCCGCCTCTATATTTTCTTGATTTTCTCATTGTTTTCTTACATCCTTTTTTGTTACATCCTCTCATTTTATAGAGTCTTTGCTTACCAGCAGTTTTTCTACGAGTACTCATATTTATATACTATATTAAGAAATTATTCAATATCAACATGTGTAAGGAAATGTCTTCTACAGCACATCTTTTTCATATTTAATTCGTCTAATACTTCACCTTCGGGTGTTTTTTCGTGAAACTCTTTTGTTAAATAAATAACCTTGTCAAAATTAATTGCGTCTTTATTAAAACCCTTAGCAAGTTTCTTTTTACGCACTTCCTCAACATAAAATCTATATTTATCGGCAATTACCATACCGCAAGTAAAACATTTAACTGGAATAATCATTTCTTATACTAAACTATTATATTATTCTTATATCTTTTTAAATTAAATTCAATTTTTTATTTAATTTTAAATATATAATTTATTTAATGAGCAATCCACAAACATTTTATACAGTAGGCGGAATAGATTTATCAAATATTTTTCAACCATATTCAGGACCCCCATCAGCAAATCCAACCGGTTACATTGTAAATGGTTTAGGAGATCTTAATACTATTTTTGCTCCTTATACGACAGGTACTAAAGCGATAGCAACAGGTTATACTGTAACTGGAATAGGAGATCTGAATAATATTTTTGCACCAATATATCCATTTACTACAACAGGAACAGTTCAATATGTTTCTGGTTATTATATTATTACATTTACTACTAATGGCAAAATAACATTTGGTTCAAATGTTCCTAATAACGCTTCAATTATATGTGTTGGAGGTGGTGGGGGTGGAGGAGACGGGTATTCAAACGTTCTTCAAAATAATTCATCTGGAAGGGGAGGTGGAGGTGGAGGAAACTATCAACTTACTGGTCAAACTTTTGATCAAGGAACTTATTCAGTAACTGTTGGTATTGGTGGAATTGGTGGTGCTTCTGGCATTGGTGGAAACCCAGGAGGAAATGGTTTTACTGGTGGTAATAGTATTGTTAAAAACCCCCAAAGTACTATAATTTTAGAATGCTCTGGTGGAGGGGGAGCTACGGGTAATGGAGCATTTGGTATAGGAGGAACTGTAACAGTTGGTGGTCCTTCCGGAGGAGGGAATGGAGGAAATGGTGGTAATTCACAATCATCGGGTATTGATAGTTCATCATTAACAACTCCATTTACAATACCTTCTACATTGACATCATATATTAATAGTTCATATTGTGGTGGTGGGGGTGGTAGTTCAGGAGGATCAAATGGTGGTGGACCTGGTTTAAATGGACAAGGAGGTTCACCATATACTTCTTCATCTAGAACTGGTGGAAATGCTTCAAGTTATGGTAGTGGTGGTGGTGGAGCTGGAAATGCTGGTGGATCAAATACTAGTAATTACGCTGGTGGAAACGGAGCAAATGGTGTTGTTATATTTTATTTTATGTATAATAATTGAATATACTCTGCTTTAGGTAGTGGAGTCAATAATTTGGTTAAGACTATTGCTATCAATTCTAATAATAATGTTTATGCTGCAGGAGAATTTACAACTGCTGGAGGTAATGCAGCAAACTATGTAGCAATGTGGAACCCATCTACTTCTACTTGGTCAGCTTTGGGTAGTGGAGTTAATGCTCAGGTTAATTCTATTGATATAGATTCTAATAATAATGTTTATATAGGAGGATTTTTTACAATTGCTGGAGGAGTTTCAGCAAACTATATAACAAAATATAGTTAATTAATAATAATTTAAACATAATATAATAAGCATAAATATATTATGCTTTCAAAAATAAGTGAATACGCAAATAGTAACCAAATACGTCTTGATTGGGACGAATATTTTATGTCTATTGCTGTTTTAGCGTCACAACGCAGTCCATGTATAAGACTCAATGTAGGTTCTGTGATTGTAAAAAATAACCGATTAATTTCAATGGGATACAATGGTTTTATACCGGGAGCACCACATATTAGTCGTGTTCAAGATGATCATGAACAATCTATTATTCATAGTGAAGTTAACGCTATTACAGATTGCGCAAAACGTGGCACTAGTTTAGAAGACGCTAAAATATATGTAACACATTATCCATGTATCAATTGTTTTAGGTCTATTGCTGCGTGTGGCATTAAAGAAATAATCTTTTTGAACAACTATAAAAATAATCCAATAGTACAAGAATTAGCGACTGACGCATCGATTACTATAAAACAACTTATAATATAAAAAACTTATTGGGTAGGACAATTTGTGCCAAAGCATTTGTTACGAAAATAATAAGTAGAAGTATTAGTGCTTCCATTGTTATATGTAGGACCATTTGCGGTGCCTGCAACACATTTATTATTTGTAAAAACGCAACACGAAGTCTCATTACAATTATTCTGAGTTAATCGACTACACGCAGTATCTAATTGAGCGCTAGAACCTCTATATGATTCGCAAAACGCGGTGGCACCGGTAGATATGGGAGCACCATCAGTAGATATAGGTGGTTCAAATCCTTCCATCGTAATAACCTGTAATAATTTTTTAGGTGGTCCTTCATCATTTAAATTAATACCCATGGTATTTATAAACACAATCAGAGCAAATATTAATAAAACAAAAATAAAAACATTTAGGATATATTTTATAAGTTTTTCATCCATTTAATATAATAGGAGCAAATATATTTTATATGTATAATTTATAATGTCAAAAACGCGTAAAAATAGAAGTAGAAGGAATTTTTTCAGAAAAATGTCAAGGAGAGGCAGAAATGCTATTCCGGTTGTTAAATCCGGACTTAAAACAGTTGGTAAAACTGCTAAAGTTGTAGCGGTAAAATCAGCGCCAATTATTGAAAGTGGAGTATCCAAAATTTATGGAGCAATGATGTCTGGGTTTGATCTAGGTGTAAAGGGTGTTCAAGGTCTTAGTTCAAAAATGACCAAAAAAAACCGCACTAAAAGAAGACGTTAAACTTATAATTCTTGTATTTCTCGTATTTGAACGCCTTTTGTGGTCTTAACACGTTTATGCTTTACATCTTTCTTATGAAAATTAGTGTGACAACTTTCGCATAATGTCATTAAATTTGCTAATTTGTTTTTATGAAACACATTATCTGCGCTTTGTATAATTCCATCATCATTTGCGTCATTTTGATGTTGTAAATGATGGACTTCGGTTCCCATGTTTTTACCACATTTTTCACAGAGACTCACAATCTTTTTAGAGTTATAATGTGAAGTTTTGAGAGAAAGTAAACTAGATGATTCTGGATTATATTTCATCCTTATATTATACGCTGCTTCCAAGAAATCATTTGGCAGACTTAATGATTTACACACCTCTAAACCATATAAATTATTACCTGGTCCATCACGGAGTTTACGGTCATAAACTAATACATCCTTTTCTTTATCATATACTACCGCCATGTGTTTGAGAGAAACACTTGTCAAATTTGTAATTTCCTCATAATTAACAATTTCGTGTAAATGTGTAGCAAATATAAAACTGCTACTACATTGATGTAACTTCTGTATTCCGGCAACAAAAATGCTAATAGCAGACGTGTTTTCAGTTCCAGAGCATAATTCGTCTCCCAATATTAGACTATTTTTATCCGCAAGGCGCAAAATGGTGCGTAGTTCCGACATTTCAACCGCAAATGTTGATAACCCTTTAAAAATATTGTCGTTACCGAGAATGCGCGTAAAAATATAGTTATATGGATAATAATCAAAAGAAGAACAAGGCACAAATAGTCCTGACTGAGCCATAATGAGAGAAATACCTAGTGCTCGAATGAAACTTGTTTTGCCAACCGCATTAGTACCATACAAAAGCAGACCATCATTTTTACCATCTCCTAAAATAATATCATTTGTAACATAGAGTTCATTATTTTGTAATTGTTCAATTAAACAATGACGCAATTTTTTGGCGTTTACAAAAGACTTGTCTGATTTTATAATTTGCGGTTTACAATAATTATATTTTTTAGCGATAGTTGATTTAGTATAGAGAATATCAATCAATGTAATAAAATTAATAATAGATTCTAATTTTTGTTGATATATTTCAAAACTAGTGACAAATTTATTAAATACAAATAAAACATGATCCTTTAGAGAAGATTTAATAGATGATATATTTTTACATAATCCTATTATTTGCTCATCAACAATAACGTTGTTTGATGATGATTGCTTTTCAAAACTAAACTGGGTTTTTGATATTTTGAAATCAAATGACTTAATTAAATCTTCTATTGAGAAACTTAATTTTACAATAGTACTAGCAGCGGGCAATGCATCCTCTAAAATTTTACATCGCCTAGAAGTACAAATAAGACTATAATTATTCTTTTCGGTTTCATGAATTTTCACATAATCAGTAGTTTTACCTTTTTTCTCTTTATTTTCTATTGTAATACTTAAATAATCACGAATAGTTTCTAATTTTAATTCAGATTCTTTTAATGTATCTGTTTTTTTATCTAATTCGCTATCTACATTTCTCTCTATAAAATTATTTTCAAAGTTTTGTAATTGATCAATATCTTTGGCTAACTCCAAAATCAAATTTATTTTAATAAAACCAGAAATTTCATCACAGTATTCCTTTATATTTGAAATATTCTTCTCAAAAACACCCAAATAATTCATTATTTGCGGATCGAGAGAAATCTTATCATATATTTTTGAAATTAACAAAATATTATTATAAAGAGTGTAAAACGATTTAGGTGTAATTTTTTTAAGAAATATTTGTCTTTCATTTTTCGAAATATCTTTAATACACGAAAGATTTAATTTTAAAAAAGTATTATATGTCTCATCTGTTAAATACGTCATAAAGTATTCGGTAATATCATATTCACGCTGAAGATATGTTATATTTGTAGTAGGGTTTAAAAAATTATAAGCGAACTTCCTTCGTCCCATTGGCGTCAAACAAATATTCAACATTTTTAAAACAGATGAAAATTTCCCATTGTAAGTGCTGTCATCAATTACGTTTAGTTGTTTTAATGAATGATTTGCTAGGATTAATCGGTCAGAACAATTCTCAAAAATGGGTTCAGCAATTTTATTAACAAGATGTGGATTGTGCTGATAAACAAAATCCAATAAATAGCAAAAAGATTGTGCTGCAATATTATTATTATAGAAGTTTTGATAAAAAACGTCAAAATCATCGATCTTGTAAAACTTAGTTAGTATTTCCTTTTGATAAGTTTGTTTTTCACAGTTCTTAACCCTTATTATTTTTTGTGTTTGCGCCTCTTTATCATTTGAAGTACATATTTTATGAATCAAACTACATTGAATACCAGCGTAACTAATAATATAGTCCATTTCGTTTTCGTCTGGTAAGTTTGAAATAAAAATTACTTCGCTAGGATTATAAATTGAAATAAATCGTTCTAATTCATCATATGTAGTGGGGTTATTTAAATACGCTTCTTTAAATTGGAAAATACTAGTTTTTCCAGTAAAAATATCAATATTTGCTATACCAACGACAACATATTTACCCTTCATAAAAACTTTGTTTTCAATTAAATCAATCCAAATACATGTAATATTATTTGTTAGACTCTGTGATTCATTTGAAAAATATGTACCAGGAGAGAAAATTCCAGCGCAACTACGGGTTGTATTTTTCGCTGCTTCGTCTTGGGTATAAACAACTGCGGTAAATCCAGCATCTTGTATTTTTTTTATATATTTTTCAATCATAATATCTTTAAACCCTGCCATCAATATGTCATCCGACCCAACGCACACATTTTTCTCAACCACGTTCAATTCGCATATTTGAGAGAAATCATTAATTTTACTGCCACTAATAGTGTTTGTTTTTTTATTATTTTTGGCGTAAACTTCGAAAAAACTACCTACTTGCATTAATAAAATTGTATTTTCACCATATTCCTCTTGATAATTTTTTGTTAATTCAAAATATTCTTTAATGAGCGCCATTTTTAAACTATAATATATACACAATTATCTTTAATTGTATTTTATAAATATATCATTTACTATATTTATAAAATAGATCGGTTTATTTGTTAATCTACTCATTTTCAGGTAGACTCACATTAACAAATTCAACATCTTCTCCTTCAACCATAAAATTCATAATTATTTTTTTAAAATAGGAATATATTTCTTCAGGAAGTATTTGTAACTTATAATAAAAAAATTTCAAAATTATTAGTAAAACTGTTACATAAATTGGTAATATTGCCTTTGAATTATGCTCTAATAATACATCATCTTTATATTTTTCGTTATATATTGATATTTCTGTAAAAAAATTATTTTCAGGATCTTCATATTTAACCTTATGTCCATAGACTAGTTTGTGTGTTTTATGTAATTTATAAACAAACCTTTTAAATTTATATTTTTTTACACCTAAAAAATTTTGCATTTTACTTATTAAACTAGATTCATTATCCGTAAATAAATCAACATCTATATCACTTGAATTCGGAAAATAATCATCACGTTGTATACTGCCAAAATAATATATTGGTATATCTAAATAGTATCCCATTTTTAAAAAAAACTGTTTGGCGTATTGGGGCATTTCATTTTTTGTTGTCTCCATATTAAACTAATACAATATTATTTTTTAATAGTTATAAAATCATCATATACTTGTTGATTATGATAAATTTTCAAATAGGTTTTTATAATAAAATGTTTTATATTTGAAAACATTTCACTTGATAACAAATTAAAATCATAATACATTTTTTTAACAATAAATAATAAATAAGTTACAAAAAACGATAAATTACTTGTTGAATTAATATATTGTGTTATTTGTTCTCTATATTTTTCATCATATACTATTATTTCTAATCTTAAATTATTATCAATGTCATTATAACTTGTTTTATAACCATAAACAATATTATTACTATTCGGTATTTTTTGATAGAGTAATCTAAATTTTCGTTTAGGTAAATTTAAAAAATTTTGTAGTTTTACAACTGTACTCTCAATATTATCATTAATAATAATAATATCAATATCACTATATTTTTCTAGGAAATCATATCGTCGTATACTACCCATAAATATTAATTCGGTACCAATATATTCTTGTAGTTTTTTTAAAAATTCGTAATTTTCTTCTGTTATTTTATCTTTTATAGTTTCCATATTAAAATATATAAAGAATTTATATTTATAATTCTTTATCATCCTTAAGTAAATTATGTAACAAGGTATCGGAGTTACTATTTGTAATTTCTCCCGCTAACATTGACGCCTCATACATCTTTCTTATAACATCATTTGGAGCATTGCTTCCCACTTTAATTAAATTATGATCCTTCAAATATGTTTTTATGTCATTAATAGATTTCTTCTTCAATTCTCTTTGTGCAGTTAATACTTGTTTACGTGTATTTCTATCTTTTATTAGAATACCTACACTTCTATTATTTTTTGTTTTTCCAAGTGTATATTTTTTACGAATTGTCCTTTTCAATATTTGTTTATTAGGCGTCTCTTGACCTCCAGTTATTACAGGAGTAGTACTTACATTATTAATATTATTAGTATTATTTGTATTATTAGTAACATTTACTGCGTTATTCTCTATTTTAGGTGTAACTGATCCTAAAGTTGTGGTATTTTCTACCCCAACAATATTATTTTTCTCCTTAATTTTACTTTTTAGTTTGTTCAATCTATTCTCTCTTTCAGTCATATTTGAATTAATAACTACAGATAATTTTGGGTCAGTAACAATCATATTTTTTTGTGTTCTATTCCAATCTTTATAACTAGGTTTAACACCACCTTTTAAACAACCATATGGCACTGTGTTGTCAATATTATATGGTCTCGCCAGTATAACAGGTTGATCTTGTGGTTGTATTATTATCGGTACTGAAATCTCTTCAAGTTCTTTAGGCAAATCTATATTTACATGTGGTAGATTAGTATTTGATAAAACAGTAGGACTTGCCACAAGATTAGAATTTGATAGAAGTGACTGGTAATTTTTTACAGTTTTCCTTTCTAATTCTGCTTTCAACCTTAGTTTATTTGCTTCATTTATCGCTTTTTGTTCATTATCCTTCTTTTGTTTTGATAACGTCTGTAAATAATTTATCGAATCATTAAATTCATCTGTGTATTCTTCTAAATCAATCAAATTAGGTTTACTATTGCTATTGTTAGAAGGTTCGGATAGTTTTTTCTTATTATTTTCTAAACCTTCGGTTTCCCTTATTTTATGTTCCTTAATCCTTTTTAAAAGTTTATTTTTCAAAACATTTGGAGATATCAAAGGAACATTGGTAGGTTTTTCTTTTTTTTCCCGTTTTTTTCTTGTTTTCCCAACACTAAATAAATCCGGATTAATATCTATTGTTTTTTTTGACATGTATTGTATTAATATAATAAACAAAAAACTATTTCTATAAACAACACATTAGGAATAATTATGAATAAATAGAACTATATACTAACTTTTTCATATTTTCCGTTTCCTTTCTATTTTTTATATCATCATTTTTTAAATACATTTCAAAACCTTTTTCTAGATCCTTAAGTGTTATTTTTTTCTTTTCGGAATTAGGTTTACAAAAAACACGTTTGCTATGAGCTATTTTAGTTTTCGCTAAAACTGTCTCAATATCTCTTCCAAAAAATCTTAAATAATCGTAATTTTTCTTAAAGAACTCAACTGATATTTTTGATTCTTCATGTATTTCCCAACCTATATCATTAACTTTTTTAATAAAAATTTTATACAAATCTTCGGCACTATAATTATCTGTTTTAAAACGCCACGTAAATCGTGAATCAAGACCTTGATTACAACTAAAAAAACAATCCTTCAATTCTTTTTCGTATCCAGCAATGATCACCATTAAATTTTCTTTATTATCACTTAACGCCTCACACAATGTATCAATACATTCTTTTGAAAAACTATCTTTCTTATCGGAATTTCCTAAAGCGTACGCTTCATCAATAAAAAGCACACCACCTAACGCTTCTTTAATAACATCACGGGTTTTCATCGCAGTTTGTCCTAAATATCCGGCAATTAAATCGCTTCTAGTGACCTTTTTGAACGTGCCTTTATTTAATACGCCAATATTGCTGTATATTTTACCCATCATTTTCGCGATTTCGGTTTTACCTGTGCCAGGTGGTCCATAAATAACGGTATGCATGAAATCACCTGTTGAGTTTTTATTCTTATGTAAACCCTGAGTAAAATACAAAATTTGGTCAACTATGTTGTTTTTTAATTCCGTCATACCAATCATATTATTCAATTCTTTTAATGGTTCTTTAATATTATGTAGCGCTTTCATATTGATATTATATTCAATTTCAGGATCTAATTTATATTTTTCCGTTAGTTGAATAATATCATCAATATTATTGATTTCGGCTTCGATATTTATTGTTTCCTTAATTTTGATAGAGTTAGGGTTCTCTTTTACTTTAACTGCGCAATCAATATAAGGATCTATTCTTCTAGAACAAGGTTTAAATAATTTACTAACAATTATTTCTTTTGGTCTTTCTTTTTCATTTATTGATTCTTTATATTCATTTGGGTCATCAATATCCATATCTATACTTGTATTCTGACAAGTATTCTGACCTGTAAAATTACTTGAATCATGATTATTTTCATCATATTTTTTTATTATTTTGTCAATAATTGAGTTTATTTTAAATTCAGCAAATGTGGTTTTTCCTATACTAGTATTAAGAGGTGTAGTTTCTTCATTTATAGTAGATTCTTGTTTTTCTTCTTTATTAATATAAGGTTCACTTTTATCAAGTGTAATTAAAAATTTATTGTAATTATGAATCCGCATAGGGTCCATTTTCATCTTGAGTTTATTTTTACGATTTAACATTATTTTATATTATTGTTTTTCATTTATATCTTTTTAAAATATTTTATTAAAATGAAAAATAAATACATTATTAAAACAATTTAAAAATAAATTGAAATGTAAAATAACCGCAACAATAATGAACATAAATAAAACCATAGATATAGCAAAAATGAATTCTAATTCCGCTTCTTCTTCTAATCAAAAAGAAAATATATTTGATATCGAAAATGACCAATATATTGAAACCCCTTGGCATATTATTGAATCTTATTTCAAGGGACAACACTTGGAAAGATTAGTTCGACATCAATTGGAATCGTATAATAATTTCGTAGGGTACCAAATTATTAAAACGATAGAAATGTTTAATCCGGTTCACATTGTATCTGAGCAGGATTTTGATCCAGTATCAAAAAAACACTCACTAGAAATATACGTTACATTTGAAAACTTCCAAATTTATAGACCGCAAATTCACGAAAATAATGGCGCAATTAAACTCATGTTTCCTCAAGAAGCGCGTTTGCGTAATTTCACATACGCGTCTGCTATGACCATTGATATTAATATAAAATATATTATAAGATCAGGAGCAAACCTAGATAACATGCAAACATTTTATAAGACCATTCCAAAGGTTCATATTGGTAAGTTGCCTATTATGTTGAAATCAAACATTTGCGTATTAAATCAATATAAGCATTTTGAAAATACGCAAACAGGTGAATGTAAATTTGATTCTGGTGGATACTTTATTATTAACGGTTCTGAAAAAACAGTACTAGGACAAGAGCGCGCTGCCGAAAATCGCGTATATTGTTTCAATGTTTCCAAGAATAATACAAAGTATACTTGGATTGCTGAAATTAAATCGGTTCCAGATTTTAAATGTATTTCGCCAAAGCAAATCAATATGATGATTAGTTCAAAAAATAATGGTTTTGGAAATGCTATATATGTTCAGATGCCACGTGTAAAACAACCAATCCCATTATTTATTGTATTTAGAGCGTTAGGTGTTATTTCAGATAAGGATATTTGCGACAAAATATTATTGGATATTACAAATGAAAAAAATAAACCAATGTTAGAAACATTACAAGCGTCTATTATTGAAGCGAACAAACATTTATCACAAGAAGAATGTATCAAATACATTACTAGTTTTGCGATGTATACTCCTATAAATATGGATAAGGAAACCGGCGCAAAAAAGAAATTAGAGTTTACTATGGACATTTTAAGTAATGATTTATTCCCACATTGTCATAACCAAACCCAAAAGATTTATTTCCTTGGATACATGACTAATAAGTTACTAATGGCTTCTTTTGAAATTGTAAAACAAGATGATCGTGATTCGTATATAAATAAGCGTGTTGATTTAACAGGAACTCTTTTGAATAATCTTTTCAGAAATTATTTTAACAAATTGGTTAAGGATATGGAGAAACAAATTATAAGGGAAATTAATACTGGATCATGGAAATCTACAGATGATTATGAAAACATTATAAATTTGACAAATATTTATAAAATTATTAAGTCAACAACAATAGAAAATGGATTAAAACGCGCATTGTCAACTGGTGATTTTGGAATTAAACATACAAACTCAAATAAGGTTGGCGTTGCGCAAGTATTAAATCGTTTAACATATGTTTCTAGTTTAAGTCATGCGCGCAGAATTTCAACTCCAACTGATAAGAGTGGTAAGTTAATTCCTCCTCGTAAATTACATAATACCTGCTGGGGTTATTTATGTCCCGCAGAAACTCCAGAGGGTCAGAGCGTTGGTGTTGTTAAAAATTTAAGTTATATGACACATATTACTATTTACTCGAATTCATTATCATTATATGAATATATTACACCTAGTATAATTAAGTTAGATGATGAATCTTTAACATCAAAAGATATATATGAAAAGGTAAAGGTATTTATTAATGGTTCTTGGGTTGGAATTACTGATAGTCCTCAAGAATTGTATTTGATGTTAAAAGATAAAAAATATAAGGGTATTATTAATATTTATACTTCAATTGTATTTGATTACAAATTAAAGGAAATTCGTGTTTGTAATGACGCAGGTAGATTAACTAGACCTTTATTGCGAATTAAAGATAAAAATATTCTAGTTAATGATGATATTATTGACAAACTCAAAAAATCAGATTTGACATGGGATAATTTATTGACTAGTAGTAAAATCGATGAATCTATTTTAGAATATATTGACCCTGAAGAACAAAGTTGGTCTATGATCGCCACAAAACCTAGAGATATTGTTAATAAAGATAATACTTCGACAATTCATAAATATACTCATTGTGAAATTCATCCATCAACTATTTTTGGAGTTCTTGCGTCTTGTATTCCATTTCCTGAACATAATCAGTCTCCTAGAAACACATATCAGTGTGCACAAGGTAAGCAAGCAATGGGTGTTTATGTAACAAACTACGAAAATCGTATGGATAAAACTGCGTACGTGTTGAATTATCCTACAAGACCATTAGTAGACACTCGCATTATGAATATGATTCAACTTAATAAAATTCCATCTGGTACAAATGTGATCGTCGCTATTATGACTCACACAGGTTACAATCAGGAAGACTCGTTGTTAATTAATCAAGGATCAATCGATCGTGGTATGGCATTAGTAACTGTTTATCATACTGAAAAAGATGAAGACAAACAGAAGATTAATGGTGATGAAGAAATCCGTTGTAAACCAGACGCTAGTAAAACTAAGGGGATGAAGTTTGGAAATTATAATAAAGTAAACTCAAAAGGTGTTGTTCCTGAAAATACTCTTGTTGAAAATAACGATATTATTATTTCAAAAATCACACCTATTAAAGAAAATAGAAATGATCACACGAAGGTGATTAAATTTGAAGACCAAAGTAGAAAATATAAGACTGTTGAGGAGACTTATATTGATAAAAATTATATTGATAGAAATGGTGAAGGTTATAATTTCGCCAAAGTTAGACTGCGCACTGTGAGAAAACCAGTAATTGGTGATAAATTTAGTTCGCGTCATGGTCAGAAAGGAACTGTCGGAAATATTATTCCTGAGTGCGACATGCCTTTTACCAAAGATGGTGTCAAACCTGATATCATTATTAATCCTCACGCAATTCCATCTCGTATGACTATTGGACAATTAAAAGAAACACTGCTAGGCAAGGTCTTGGTCCAATTAGGATTGTTTGGTGACGGTACATCATTCGGTGAATTTGACATTAAAGACATTTGCAAAGAGTTGATAAAACTTGGTTACGAATCCAATGGTAATGAATTGATGTATAATGGACTAACAGGTGAACAACACGAGTGTAGTGTATTTATCGGTCCAGTCTTTTATCAGCGTCTCAAGCACATGGTTAATGACAAAGCACATAGTCGTTCCATTGGACCAATGGTAAATCTAACTAGACAACCTGCCGAAGGACGTTCTCGTGATGGAGGTTTAAGATTTGGTGAAATGGAACGTGATTGTATGGTGAGTCATGGTGCTGCTAGATTTACTAAAGGGCGAATGTATGATGCGTCTGATAAATATTCTGTATTCGTTTGTAAAAAGTGCGGACTAGTTGCTTCATATAATGATCAACTACATATACATCATTGCCGAGTATGTGATAATCGCACAGATTTCTCCTATGTAGAAATACCATATGCGTGTAAATTGTTATTCCAAGAATTAAATACAATGAATATTGCGCCACGATTAATGACGGATAAATAAATATTTTGAACAATTAAAATAAAATAAATCAAATTAGATTAATTTGATCTATAATGATCTAATTTTTTATATGTAACATTTTTATTATATTTACAAATAACGATATAAATATAATAAAAAATATTATATTAAAATATAATGACGATAATTAATGGAATTGAAATAGATAATATTAATTATAAAGTAAATGATATTAAATTAGCGATCGCTAATAATGACCCAATTGAAGAAAAATTAAATGTAATCATTGTAATTTCGAATCCTTGTTTATATGCTAAGCGATATATATTATTAAAGGAGTTTGTTAAACGAATAGAAGAAGAAGAAGATCATGTAAATTTATTTATTGTTGAAATGATATACGAAAACCAAAAGTTTATTATTACTGATAAAAAAAACAAAAATCATTTACAACTTAAAACAGAGACGCCTATATGGCATAAAGAAAATATGGTGAACCTAGCAGTCAAAAATTTATTGCCCTCTAATTATAAAGCTTTCGCATGGATTGATGCCGACATTGAATTTGAAAATAATTCTTGGGCGTTAGATACATTAAAAATATTAAATGGTTGTAAAGATGTTGTTCAATTGTTTAGTCATTGTGTAGATATGAGCGCTGATTATACAAACTTAACTATTTTTAATAGTTTTGGATATAGTTTTAACAAAAATAAGAAATATACAACATCCGGAAATGATTATTGGCATCCCGGATATGCTTGGGCGATAACAAGAAAAGCGTACGAAAAAATTGGCGGATTATATGATAAAGGAGTATTAGGTTCAGGGGATAGTATAATGGCGTTATCATTTATTAATAAATGTGATGTAATGAATAATAATGAGTATAACAAAGATTATAATAATAGTATGTTAGATTATCAAATAAAAGCGAGTAAGTTACGTCTTGGATATGTACCTGGAGTTATTAGACATCATTATCATGGTTCAAAAAAGAATCGGCAATATACTGAAAGGTGGAAACTCTTAATGAAACACCAGTTTTCCCCTATAGAACATTTAACTTATGACAATCAAGGTATATTAATTCCTACAAAAATGTTTTCTTGTGATTTTAAAGAAGACATTATGGATTATTTTAGAGAGAGAAAAGAAGACGAATAATACATTTTATACGTAATTTAATACTTAATTAAATAATTTAATGCTATGTATGGATTTACTACATTAATCGCATTACCTGAACCAGTTGAATCAGTTGTAAACGTATGTGTATGCCCATTATGTGATCCTGTTGTGAATGTATGTGTATGATCACCATTATTATTAACTGTAATATTCGCATATCCTATATTAGTTACAGGTCCTGAACGATAAATAAAATTATTATCACTATCTGTACCACCACTTGTACCATAATTATTATTTCCTCCCTGTCCTAAATTCTCAGCAAAATATGCGTCAGCATATGTATGTGTATGACCACTATCAGATGCACTGTGATTATGTGTTCCTGCGGAGTCAGATGTTCCTGTATGTGTATGTGAACCATCTGATACTGTAGTTCCTGTATGATTATGTGATGGTAACTGATTTACACTTAAAGTAACTGTTTTACTACCACCGGTATTTCCTAAATTAAAATTAGTTACATTTGATTTACCTACAGGAACCTTTTCCTTCAAATTTGGTAAAACAAAATAGTTTAAGTCTGAAGCATTACCATATGTATTACCTATTATATTATATAAATCTGAATAAATACTTTTTAACACTTGACTTCCATCACAAATTAACCAACCATCTGGTGCGGAGTGACCGGCGTAACATATAATTGAACCGGTAGGATTAACATATTTTTTATTAACAAGTAATTCTTTACTATCAGTAGTTAGAACAATCGACATATATATTATATATATATATAAAATATTTAAGGCGTTATTTAATTCTAGATAAAAATATATCTTAATTTTTCTACTACATAAGTTGTGCTAGCAAATAATAATCCACCCCATAATGTGTCTATAATTACAGATATTATAGACCAATTACTAAATAGAGCATAATTTGTTGTTTCATAAACACCATAAATAACAATACCTAATAAAAATGCATCGGTAACACTTTTACGAGGTTTAATAATAAAATAATTTAATCCAGTTATTAAAAATATGTAGCAAATAGCGGCGCCAAAATAATTTATCTTTAAAGGTGTACCTTGAACAAGTTTTACTTGATTATTAAAATAACCCTTCATTACGTTTAAATAAACAAAATCTAGTGAAATCATAACTATGGCACTTAATAACATTAAAAAATCAAACATTATATATTATATTAATATTTTTTATAATTTATAAAAAATGAATGATTTAGATAAAGTTCTAATTAAATAAACTTTTTTTACTATAGTATTATATATAAATGTCTATAGGATATAGTAACCCAATTGGTGGAAGTAATGTTGCCTTTAGTATCTTTGTAAAAGATCCTGCAAGTTCTGGAGGCGCTATTCGTGGATGGATGCCTCAACAAACACAAAATGTCGATAAAAGATATCCTGAATATGAGCAAATACGTTGGATTTTGAAGGATGCGTGGAATACAACTTATCCCAGTCAATTAAGAAGAAATAATTTGAAACAATCTATTACAACTCCTTTTAGGGCGGTTAATAACGCCGGCGACCTTTTAAGTCGTGAAAATTATTCTTGTGGTGGCACTTGTCAGTCATTTCAGAGCAGACCTGGTCTTAAAGGTTTAAGACAACGTTTTGGTGCTATTCAAGCAAGTTGTGTACCATCCGCATCATATAACAGTCTTCAATTGATTAATAATATTCCTGCTGCGGCGTGTAACGTTAAATATGTTTATGATAGTTCTGATTATACTACATATTTGAAACAACGCGCAGTCAACAAGAATTACAATGATCTTACATATGGTGGTGATGATTCTAAATCAAGTCAATCTGCTTTAAGAGCAGTTAGACGCTACTAAATCCAATTTTCTTATGAAGTTGTAAAAATTATATCAAAATAATTTTAGCAATATTTCTTTATTATATTATTTATATATTATTTAATATAATTATGCAACAAAATATAGATATAACTTTTAGTGACAATATATTTCTAGTAGGTTTTAAGAAACTTTATGAAATTGAAGAAGTATTTAACATATTAGCGTGTATTCATATAAAGGATGATATTTATTTAGATGAAGGAAAAACTATTAGCATATTTTTTATTATTCCAGAAGAAATGTTAATACATGATAAAAGTAAGAGTAGCGAACAAATTGATACTACAATTTATCAATTGTATGATGAGTTTAAAAATTATAGCAAATTTAAATTTATATTTAATTTTACATTAAGAGAATTTTTAGAGAATATTATACCAAATCTTAATAAAAATACTTTTTGTTATATTTTTGGTCATGGTAATCCTATAATTAAAGATTTAGGTCACCAATCAGAAATAGTTATAGGCGATGATATTTTAACAGGTGAAAAAATAAATCATTTTTTTAATCGAAATGCTAATGGTATTTATCTATTTTTTCAATACGCTTCTTGCTATAATGCATTAATGTTTACTAAAAAAAATATTCATGAACGTATTTTATCAATTCAAGATATTGAATGTCAATCAATGCGCGCTGAATTTTCATGTAAAGCAGTCGCAAAAAATCACCTTTTTTCTCAATATAACAGTTTAAATGATATTTTAGAGAAAAGTAGTCAAAATAATAAAGTATGTATATATAAAAATTTACATATAGATGACATTATAACCTTTACTTTGTATGATAATCATACAGAAAAAGATTACGATTCTTCTAACAGTGACACAGATAATTATGAATATTATGAAAGTTACGCAGGTGTTGGAAATGAAAATTACGAAAGTAGCGGAGGAAAAAGTAGGAAGATTAAAAGGAAGAAGACTAAGAGGAAGAGTAGGAAGAGTAAAAGGAAGAGTAGAAAGACTAAGAGGAAGAGTAGAAAATAATAAAATAAACAGTGGATATATATGAAGAAAAGACCAACACGTATTATTAATACCACTATACCAAATCAGCATATTAATAATATAAGCATTTCAAATCTTATTAATATTTTCAAATGTTCAAGGTGTAATAAATATAACAATATTATTCAATCACCAGTCCAAAATTGTCTTTTTTGCGGAAATCCAAATTATGTTATGAAAAAGTAATTTAGATCTCTACTTTTTTTAAAAGTATATATATAAATGACAACTCCATACGCAGTATCTACAAATATTGGTTCTATGTCCTATAATAATTATGTAAATGCTCCAATCACTGGACCATTAAGCACAAATCAAACACCTGCGCAAATTCCGTATCATAGTTATGGAACATTAGTTGGAATCAGACCAACACCACCTCAATTTTACCCTTCTCAAGAACCTGTTTACGCTGATATGAATACAAATGCCAGATATCATTATTTAAGAACTTCTGTAAGTAATCAAGCGTTGCAACGACAAATAGCTTTAGCAAAAGCGTCATCGCCACAAACATATGTCATTAATTCGTCTCAAAGACAAGTCCCTGTATCGTCTCATACAAATTATATTCCTCCAATTGATGGGTCATTATATATTAATACCCTTAAAGCAAATGCAGTCGGACAAAGTGCGTATAAAGTTGGACTACCAATTGCCGCGCCTATTACAACCAAAAACTATATGCCAAGTAGTACTCGAAGTAGTTTAAGAAGAGCGCGTTCAGGTGGATGTACCGCACCAAAGAAGAAGGGATCTATTTATAATACAAGTTTATCTAATGGACAAGTTTGTGCTTGGGGAGCAATAGTGCGTCAAAATTATTAAGAATTATTAAGAATTATTAATATTTTTATATTTTTTTATATTTACAATATGTATAATATGTCTACGCGTTCATCCGGTTCTTTGACACCCATGTATGGTTTAGGATCACAATCTCGTACTGTAGGTGCTGTTCTTCTTGGCAGTCCTCGTACAAAAGTTGGTTCTGCTAATAGAATATATAACTATGTCGCTGCCACACAAGGCAAGAGTTATGCTTTGCAATACATGAGAGATATTAGTGGTCTCGGTCCTTATATAATTCAAGGTAGCAGACTTGTTTGGAATTAAATAAATATTAACTTATTTTATAATTTACATAAAATATAAAATATAAATTATAAAATTTATAAAAAATTATATACATAATACATATAAATGAACAAATATGTTGTTGAGTTTTTAGGAACTATGCTTCTAGTTTTTGTTATTTTTGTTACAGGAAATTGGGCGGCCATTGGCGCTGCTTTAGCAGTTGGTGTTTTATTGGGCGGTCCTGTTTCGGGTGGTTCATTTAATCCTGCTGTTACCATTTCGCTTTATAGTGCTGGTAAATTATCTCAATCGGATGTGCTACCATATATAATTGTTGAAATTTTAGGTGCTTTAGCTGCTTTTTATGCGTACCAACATTTTGTTAACAAGGCGTAAATAATTTCATAAAATTATAATATAATTTCTTTTAATATATTATAAAATGCCTAAAAGTAATAGAATGAGAAATAGAAGCAGAAGTAGAAGTAGGAAAGGAGGCATGTGGCCTTTTGATAGCGCTTCAACTGGTAGTAGTTATGGTTCATCAATGAGTAGTTTGTGGGACAAACTTACTGGTAAAAAAACAGATAACACATATGATTATGGAGCTGCTAGTATGAATTCTAGTTATGGCGCTGCCGGTATGAATTCCGGATATGGTGCTGCCGGTATGAATTCCGGATATGGAGCTGCTAGTATGAATTCTAGTTATGGTGCTGCCGGTATGAATTCTGGTTACGGAGCTGCCGGTATGAATTCCGGATATGGTGCTGCCGGTATGAATTCTGGTTATAGCGCTGCTAATTACGGAGCTGCTAGTTACGGAGGTAAACGAAGAAGAATGCGTGGAGGAAGTGTTACACCAAATATGCCGCTAACTGGTTTAGCGTCTAGTGCATCTCCTGTTTCTAATATGCAAACAGTTAAGGCACAAACATGGGTTGGTGGAAGAACCAGAAGACGTCGCCATAGACATGGTAAATCGTGTAAACATAGAAAACATTAAATTATAAAATAATATAAAACTTTTGTAATATATTATTTAATATGGAATTAGTAGTTGAATCAGATATATATAGTCCAAGTATTGATGATAAAGGAAATTATATAGATAAAATACCATCTTTTAACAATATAAAGAATGGTCTACGTTGTCCTTGTGGAACTAGAAAAGATAAAACATATGATTGTACATCCTATTTCTCAAATCATATCAAATCAAAAACACATCAAAAATGGTTATCAGACTTAAATATGAATAAGGCAAATTATTTTTTAGAGAATGTTCAATTAAAAGAGACAATAAATAATCAAAAATTAGTAATATCAAAATTAGAAAAGGAAATAAATATAAAATTAAAAACAATTGATTATTTAACTCAACAAATGGCGTTAAAAGATTCAAATCATCATACAATAAATTTATTAGATTTTGACTAAGTATTTTAACGTGATTTTTCAATAAAACGGTGTAAAATATATAACCCAACTACTGCTAATCCTGCAAAATATAATTGCGCAATAATATCATCTGGCATTTCAACAGGTGCCGCATTTTCAGCAATACTTGTCTGAAACGATTCTTTACATTTCGCTTTTGTTATAGGATTTGTTTTATTAGGAAAACTACAAGGGTCTATATTTTGAATGTCAGCAACAGTAACAAAATGTGTTTCACTTGATTTTGTATTATTGTTATTAATTGTTTGCATAGTTATTTCTTGGCATGGTGGTGTTGCACCGGACATAAAAGATTGCAATATTGCGAATGGATTTAGTGCATTTAAATTTCCCATTGATCCTGGTATTAAACCTTCAAAATCTGAAAAGTTTACACCCATTCCACTTGATATAAAAGGAATATCACCATTAGGAACATTATTAATATAAATGTATCTATCAACTTGGTTATTTGAAGCGTCCGATGAATTATCAACACATTTGGCGCCAGTTTTTAGAAAAAATTTGTTTCCTAAAGGTCCACCTGTTGCTGACGCCTTACTTTTTCCTGAAACCAATAATTCTACATAATTAATTAGTCCATCTATATTATTTGATAATTGTTGTATTGTACCTTTATCACTCATACCAATTTGTGAAGGCGATTTGATATTTTTATAATATGGATAGGTAGGACCTAGTAATTTATCTTGAACACCTCCGGCGTCATTTAATACTTGTTGAAATATATTAGACATTATATTAAATTATATAAATATTTTTATTTTATATAATTTAATTTGTTGTAGTAGATGTTGAATCAGATGTTGAATCAGATGTTGAATCAGATGTTGTAGTTCCAGTTATTTGTGCTTCCGATCCACCAGTCATTTGGTTTGTATAATCATTTTGTGCTTGAACTAAACTATTAACCTGACTTTGTAAACCAGCGTAATTACCACTTAAATCTTGAAATAGTTGTTTTAATCCAGTTAGTTCATCAACCTGTTTCTTTAATACAATAATATTCCCAGCGTTTTGTTGGGCTAATATCATTGGATCTTTACCATAAGGTTTATATTCTGAATCATTATTGGTTAATCCTTCTATAACGCTATCCCCAAAATATGCTAAAAGTATTTGATAAATAATTAAAAAGGAAAAAAATAATACCAATATGTTTATCAATGTTAACATTAATATAATATAATATTACTTTTATTTTCTTTAATAATAATATAAATGTCAACCGCTTATTATCCACAAGGAATGAGATCAATGCCAGCATCAGGATATAACCATAAAAGCACTTATTTTACTAAACAATATTTACCATGGAAGGGAATAGGTCTTGGAAGTAATCCTGTTGGAACAGCTCCTGGACATATTCGACCTTTAACAAATAATGATCCTGGCAACGTATTTCAAACAGGTTTTGGATTGGCGAGACCAATTAAACATTTTAGAAAGGGTAGAGTTATTCCTTCCGAACCTGTGACCGCAAATAATTTAACTGGTAAAGACCCGCATAATAGTAATATTAATATTAATATCAATGAAGCGGATTTAATTAATTACAATATGAATAGATTTGTCGCATCTAGTAAAGGCGCATCATTGGGTGGTGGCGCAGGCGGTCGTGGTTTACTTAATGAAATGCTTGATAATCCAGGCAGTTTTATTATTAAACAAAATACACTAAATGTTAACGGACAATTTAATGATTTACAACAAGATTGTAAAACATGTGAAGGAGTAGGTATTATTTCTTCATATTACCCAAATAATACTTATTTAACAGAGAACCCTGAACCAAATACAATGAATCCTGTTTTATGTTGTAATGAAGAATATAAAGCTAAAAGGCGAGCAATTTACGCTAATACAAATTTAAAGAAAAACTATTACACAACACATAAACAATATTTACAAAATAGATGTAAAACATATGACCAAAAGGTGTTTAATTTTCAACAACCTCGTCCTGTTGAAATTACGGATGCACTACTACAATCAGGTGTTACTGTATCTGAATTAGCAAACGCCAAACCTGGCAGTGCTCTTGCAACAAGCAATACATATGTAGCAAATTGTTATCCTAACGCTGAAATTTATGACGCTACTGAAGATGCATTAGTTATAAAATTGTTGAATATTTTATTAAATATGGGAATAATTACACAAGCGCAAGTGACCGCTTATGAAGCGCTTGAAAATGCGTATAACTTTGATACATTATTTAATTATTTGAACTCTTTACCTGAAAATCAAAAGGTGCGAGCAATTGCTGAATTTGAAGCTTTTATTAATAATCCTTATTGGGGTGTACCATTTGCAGGACCATCAAATCCAAATGGTTGTAAACTTACTGTATATAAACCAAATAATCCTCAGTTTGCAGTTCAAGGTGCTGTTGAAAGTTCTACAAGAATGCTTAAATTGAATGTTGATACTATATCAACAAATGCCGCTGCTATACATAATAAGAATAGTTATATCAATTATGAAAAAAATAAGGTGCCAAATTGTAATAGTCCCACAATATTTCAATTTCAAAATAAGAAACTATGTTACTATAAATCTTTACCTGAATATCAGAATCCCAAATCACAACCAAGTCCATACCGATATTATCCTACTGCTGTATTTAGTTCTAATCACTTCTCTCAATCACCAAATACATATAATACTACATCAGGATCTGCTGCTTATAAATAAATTATTTGTCTAGTTCTACATTTATTCTCTCATTTCGCCAACGTTCAAACACTATTTTGTGGTAGGGATAGTCTTCAATTTTTAAAACCGAATGTTTAAATTCTTCTGTTAAAATTGGGTCTACATTTCCGTTATCAAATGCGTCGTCACGTATGGTTATCTCTAATGACTTATCTAAATTTGTAATTTTTTCAATAGGTATTCTACATTCTGGACAATTAAAATGATTATAATTCATTATTTTATGAATACAATCATTATGAAACATATGATAACAATTAAGTCTAGAACAACTAATAAACTTGTTGTTTTCTTGATTTTCTGGATAAAATAAGGTACATAAACATACAGAACATAATTTATTTAAGAACTCGGATTTATTTGATTTATATAATTGAAAAGGACTCTGATATTCCATTAATATTTTTATATATTTTTCTTTAAGTTGTTTTAACAATTTATTATATAAAATGCAAAGTTTTTCGAAAATCCAAGATTATTTTTGAAAAGTCATTTTTGGACATTTATTTTTGTCCATTTTTGAAAAATGAAAATACTTTTGGGAATTTGAAAAACGTGAATTTTTGAGTTTTTTACTGAGACCATAAAAAAAATTAGCGTCTCACACCTAAAAAAAGTTTTACAAATTTGTGACGATAAATTTTTTTTTGAAAAATATATATGAAAAAATACAAATTTAAAATTATTTTCTATTTTAGTTATATGGAAACGCCAGGAAACGCAATTCTGCCAAATTCTGCTCTGAAATATTATTGTAATTTTTGTGACTATGGAACGTCTAAAAAGAGTAGTTTCGACGACCACAATTTGTCAGCAAAACATAGAATGGAAACCAAAAGTAAACAAATGGAAACGCCAGGAAACGCAATTCTGCCCAAAATGTTTTTTTGTGAAAATTGTGAAAAAAAATTTAAGAATCGTTCTGGATTATGGAAACATAATAAAATTTGTAAAAATAATGATGACATTGATAAAAAAAATGAAGGACCAACAGACAAAGAACTTATGATGATGGTAGTACAACAAAATGCAATGTTAATTAAAGAAAATAGTGAATTTAAAAATATGATGATGGAAGTTATTAAAAATGGGACACATAATACAACACATACAAATTCACATAATAAGACATTTAATTTACAATTATTTTTAAATGAAACGTGTAAGGATGCAATGAATATCATGGATTTTGTTGATTCTCTCAAATTACAACTTTCTGATTTGGAAAATGTGGGAAAACTAGGTTATGTAGATGGTATCTCAAAAATAATAGTACATAATTTAAATTTACTCGATGAAACAAAACGACCAGTTCATTGTACAGATTCAAAGAGAGAAGTAATGTATGTAAAGGATGAAGATAAATGGGAAAAAGAAAATGATAATAAATCAAAAATGAGAAAGGTTATAAAGCATATTACACATAAAAATTCTAAATTATTAAAGGATTTTAAAGCAAAATATCCAGATTGTGAAAAAAGTAATTCTAGGTTCTCAGATAAATATGATAAACTTGTGATAGAAGCGTTTGGAGGTAAAGGTGATAATACAGATGAAAAGGAAAATAAAATTATAAAAAAAATTGCCAAAGAGGTTATAATTGATAAATAAATAATTATATTTACTCAAAATATGATTATTATACTTATATAACATCCTTTATCGTTTCAATTAATTCATTATCTCCAAATACTTCTATAGTTAAATCTATATTTTCTTCTATATTAAATTCTATATTATCTTCTAAATCTTTATTATCTTTATTATCATCATTATCATGATTATTATCATTATTATTCTTATTATCCTTATCATCCTTTACTATAGGTAAAAAAATATTTGTTTTTTCGGAAAATTTATTATAGGGAATTTGTAATTTTTCACACCAATAAACAGATTTTTGTATATTACATTTTTTAATAGTCTCTATTTTTTCATCCTTATTTTTATTTTTAAGAATATTAATTATTTGATCAAGAGATTCTAATTGTTGTTGTCCTATTATAATATTAATATCATCTATTTTGTTAGTAAAATAACACGGTATTTCATAATCAATAATCGATATAATATTTCTATTATTTAAATTTCTTATAAAACTTTGTAATTTATAATAATTAGATTTATGTATTTCTAATTTTGCTTCATCTACAACATTAAAATTTTTACACACTATGTATTTTTCAAAACTAGTTATATTACTTGTGTTTGGTTTTATAATATATACTTTTTCAAATAATGAAGATAATATATATATTAAATCAACAATTGGTTTGTGAAATATATAATCTATTTTTATCATACTTGTACCACCAATAGATTGATATCTTAATATAGTCATCATAAATTCAATTAACTTAGTTATATATAAATTAATATCTTTTTGTGGTTTATTAAAAAAAATAAAATCAAATTTTAAACTATTTATGTTTTTATACATTTCATCGGTGTTATCAGTATAATTTAAAAATATATCATCAAAAATATTATCACGCATCATTTGTATACATTCGTTTGAATCTTCGCAGATTGACGACACATGTAGAGTCTTAATTTGTTTATCATTATATAAATCAAAAATATTCAAAGTTACAAATATTTCTAATAAATCATAAAACACATTAGTTTGGGGTTTTAATTTACTAACAGAATATTTTGATCCAGGAACTTTATTAAAAATATACTCATATGGATGAACTATTTTAATTAATTCGTCATAATTATTAAATAACGCATTATCCTCTTTCGAACAAAGATTATCTATTTGTGTTTTAATATTATTATAAAAATTATATAAACTATAAGATCTATATATTTGACATTCATTAATATCATCTTGAGGATTAACATATAAAAAATTATAAATTTTTGGTAATAAATAATAACTCATTTGATTATTATATATTATTAATTTTTATTTAAGTAATTATTAATTTTTATTTAAGTGATTAAAATTTATTCTTCGTCATCATCTTCAATTATTAATTTTACCGCTTTTTTGGGTTTATCTTCCTTGGGTTTCTTGGTTTTCTTCGCTACTTTTTCAATTACAACCGGAGGTAACTCGTCAACTGCTTCAGTCGCGGCAACAAGCAATAATTTTTTACTCAATTTACGAACCTTAGATTTCTTTTCTTTTCTAACTACTTCTTCCTTAGCAGCAACAGCAACACTAATTGCGTGTTTAGTTTCTTGTGTATTTCTAGTAATACCTGATTCTTCATATTCTCCCAATTCTAACTCAACCTTTTCAGTATTTACTTCTCTGATTTTTTTATAAACAAAATATCTGTTTAAGAATGAAATTTTCTTCTCGAACGCCGTCATATTTGCTGCGTTTTCAAAATCCTTTTCCTTATATTTATTTTTTTTAATTTCTTCTAACATATTGTTAAATAATTCACTAAATAACCCAGAACCTTCTGGTAATCCGAGTTCCTGTGCTTCAACACGGTCAATTATTTTGAAACCATACGCTTCAAAAACACGATCTAAATAATCAAAATTAATCAAGAATTCTTGTATATTTTGGTTAATCGACTCTTGATAAACATCAATTCTGTAACCGATACTACTTGAATCATCATCAAATGTATCCGCACCATAACCCTTAGTTATCTCCCAAATCTTCTTTTCATCTTCCATAATTTTCACACTTTCACCGGTCTTTATTTTTCTTAACATATTAAATACAAGTTTACCATCATAGGCAGTGCCAATAAAGTAACCATTTAATTTTGTACACTCAGCAACGTTTCTCAAAAATCCTTGGAGTGTGTCTGGATTTTCAAAGAAATAGTGCATAGCAAATTGACACGATGAAACATTAAAACCATCTTCACCTTTGCCATATTGTCTCGCTACACCTTTACCGATTTTATCAGATTCTTTAGGTCCATAACCAAACACGGCAGAAGTTATTACTTTTGCTTTATCATTTAACATAGCGTCACCATTTCTAATATTATACGCACTATTGCCATTTACAAATAAAGCGTAAGGCATTGTTTTATTTTGTTTTTTCATGTTTAAATATCTAGCGCAAGCGCCATTTAATCTATTTTCTAAATTGTCTTTTGATATGTCAATACCAAATACAAATGATAATTTTGAAGCAATCCATTTGGGCAAATCACCTGCTTTACCACAAGCGTAATCAATTAAAGTATCACCTTGTTTTGTTACACTTTTAATTAGCAATTTTTTTACATATAAGTTGTGGAAGTTTTTCATAGCTTCTGTTTTTAATTTGCCTGTTGGAGTATTGTAATATACATCTTCACTAACAATTACATCTGGTATACCTTGCCCTGTTCTTATCATATCTTCGGTGATAATACCTACAGGATGTATTGATTTCCAATTTTCATTGGCAGTTTCAAAGGAATTACCATATTGTTTTTGCCCCCTTCTATATTGAGATGTTTTATCATATCTAACTCTTAATGGAACCCATTTCCAACCATCTTCTCTATCAAAATCATATCTAAATTCTACAATTGTATTATCAGTAAAGACATCACCCTCTTCAGAAAACATTTGCTTTACACCATTTTCATCATATCTTAACATAATGTTACAAATTCCCGCATTTGGATCATATGGTTCAGTTGGATAAAAGCGTCTAGGCATATATTCATTTGAGTGACGATTATCCTCATGTTTTTTAAATTCTGGTAATTTATCATCAATTATATCTTGACAAGGATTAATATATCCGTCTTTTTTCTCATCAAAACCGCATCTTAACTCAATTGTTTTATATTCATTTAACTGTGCCATAGCAGAACAAGTATTTAATCCATCTTCAAATAATGGTGTAATTTCATCTTCACCATTGTTAGATTTTACTGTAGTTATCAAGAAATCAACTGTATTTTGATGAGGTGGTTTCCATTTAAATGAATAATCCCATGTGATCTTTGTTTTCGGTCCACATTCACCAATTTTATCAGAACCAACACCAAAATACATATGCGTAAATATTAGACCGTCAGTTTCATATTCAAATCTATGTTGTTCTGCTTTTGACAAAATTTGGTCACAACCATTAAATATACTTTGCTTAGGACTCATTGGATAAAAATCCTTACACATAATTCTCATTGGTGAAATCAAGTCGCCACTCTTTTTATACCTTTGCAAAAATGATTTCACGGTTGTTTCATCTTTTACAGATACATCTGTTATGGAAACCGGTTTTATAATATGTAATAAATAACGAAGTATATAAAAACGCGATTTTTTAACATCTTCATCAACAGTTGACATAAATGGAAATGTTCTGACATCATCTTTTTTGTAATAATAAATATCAAAAGCAGCGTATAAATTTATAAACTTCCCGGTTTTATCATGTGAAATTAATTCACCATCAAATAAACAATCAAAGCATTCTTCATTTTGTGTTTTTGCTCCAGTGAATATAATATCCATGTTAGTATTTATAAGATATATTTTACCCTTATCATTTATAAACATTAAATGACGTTCTCCGTCTGCTTTTTCTGTAACAACAAAATCCTTTCTTATATTAGGATATGTTGAATTCTCATCGATCGTAGCGATATTGGTTCGCTGTAATGTTTTCGAATTGGGACCAATGAAATTCTTATTTTCGATTCTTTTACTTGGATCAAAATTATCCTTCCAAATCATTTTCATGTATGTTTCCATAACTTCTCTCTGTTCAGGATATGAAATAGGATAATTTGTTCCTTGTAATCCACAAAGTACATATTTAATGACTTTTCTTAAAGAAGCAACTATTAATTCAGGTGTGTCAAATGATGTTGCAGGACCAATTCTTGAATTATCGACCTCAATTTCTATTTGATAAATTTCTTGGTTATTGAATACATTTGATTCAGTTGTTGTATAAACGCGCTTCATTTGATCACCCCAGCGTGATCCTTCTTCCTTATCACCGTTTTTAACAATACTAATATCAACATTCACAGGATATTCAGGATGCTTAAATGTTACACGATTCAAGTAACGGAACGTCTTTTTTGATTTTTTCCAATTTTCCATAATAAAGTTTTTAACACCTGTTTTTACTTCTTCTTCAGTATTAAATGTAACCCTAAAATTAAAGTCATTCATGTCTACCGGAAATACCCTTTCTTTCATTTTGTCTTTTTCTATTGTCGCAATTCTTTTATTAATAAAAGAGATCGTAGTAAAGTTTTTTGTATAGATTTCTTTTAAATCATTATTTTTACAGTAATCTTGAATATTATGTAAACCTGAAATCTCAGTTCTTATATCTGACAGTTTAAATTTACCAGTTTTGGGATCAAGAAATTCGCAATTCATACGCAAATAGTATTCACCTATATTGTTGTTAGTGACAAAACCTAATGATTTAAGTTTTTTTATAACATTATCATAATCATTTCGTGTCAGTGGTTTAATACCTTTTGTACCAAATTTTACTTCTAATTCGTACAAAGATTGTATTGAAAAGACATAAGGATTCATGTTATAGAATTTTCTCACTATATTATCAAATTGTTTTTGAGGTGTTTCTTTTACTTTCTCTCTTGGTATTTCCACAATTTCATCTTGAAACATATCTAGAGGAACATCTTTTAATAATTGCGGTATTTCAGGTGGCGTATCTACAGATAACTTAGGTCTCATATGTCTTTTAAGTAAAAGATCATCGTATAACCTATTTCTCAAAATTAACAGTTTTTCCTTTTCTTCTAATGCATCAATACGAGTCTTTTCACTAGATGGCAAAGCATCATATATTTTTACAATATCTGGGTCCTTTAAACCTTTTAGTATTAAACCGAAATCTTCAAGATTATCATAAACGTTAAATTTAAGCATTAACATTTCTTCACGTTCGATTGGGTCTGCAATAAACTCTAACTGTTTTTTAGAATCAGGGTCTAATTTTCTTTTAAATTCTTCTAGTCTTAAACTTAATGGAAATGATGGTGGTGATTCTTCCGGTGATTTAGGTATTATTTTTGGCAAAATAGGAGGTGGTGATTCTTCCGGCGATTTAGGTCTTTTAAGTTTAACTTCTTCAGATGAAGACGAACTAGATATTTCTGGTTCTTGTATTTTTCTATTTAGCATTTCTCTTAACATAACGTATTTTGTTCGAATATTCTTACTATCAAGATTCTCTCTTTCACTTTCCGATAAACTACTCCATAATCTTTGTATTTTAGGGTCAGAAATATTTTTAAGAATTCCTATATGAATATGTTTGTCTTTTGGAAAATCGTGAAATAGTTTTTTCTTTGTTTCAATATCTAAACCTTTAAATATATCATTATATTGTTTATATTCATTACCTAATTCTCCATAATCAACATCATTAAAATTAGGCGTGTCTGATTTTTCACTGGAACTCATTGTTATATATATTATTATACATATTTTTAAATTATAGTTCAATTTTATTTAAAAATATTGTACAATTGCTTCGTATAATTCTTTTTTACCTTTGCTTTTATTTGTCTCTTTATTTATAACATCAATCGCTAATTTCTCACATATTTCAATTAGTTCGGAAAGTTTATATCCTGACATTGACTTTATTGGTTTATCAATATTATCTAACTTATAGAGAGTTGTTTTTATTTGCTCGGAACCTGATGGATTTATTTCGTGACCATATTTATAATTTTGTAGTAAATGTACTGTATGTAATTCATTACTGTCATTCATCAGTAACTCATAATACGTCTTGTTTTTAACAAATAAGACATTCAAATTTTCGATGGCACATAAAGTTAAAAATGTGTTTACATCTAATTGATTCTCGTTTGCTAAATTATTTTCAATATGTGTTAGAGTAGCAAACTTATATGTTTTAACAGTTTGTTTTTCCTTTCGGATTTTTTCAACATATTCGATTTTGAGTTTTTTCTCTGTAAGTATATTTTTGTTTTCAAGCATTTCGTAATTTACGTCACCATGTTTCATAAGATAAAAACACCAAAATAATGTATCTTTCTCTCTTGGAATAAATATAGAGGGTTTCTCAATATTATTTTTACAAAATTTATCTTTGTTTTTTTCTTTTATAGAAGATCCATTTTTATTTGTTGATTCTATTTTCATTTCCAACATTCTTTTCATATTAGTTTCATCTAACATATAATCTTGTAAATTTTTAATTACATGATTATAATTTGTATTTGTATTCATATTTATATTTTGCATCATCTCGGTCATTTTATTTAACTTTGCTTTTATCTTTAATATCTTTTGTAAAATATGTATTTTTATAATCCTCTTTCTCCTTTTCGACCTGATGTAAGGTCACCTCTTGTGTATTAACATATTTAATATAACAATTTAACTCATCTAGCAATTCCTTTTTCAAATCTGATAAATTAATATGAATACCATACTTATTCTCATTAATAGTCACATCTTTATGATTATTTAATATACGAAGGACTTCAATTTGATTAAACTTGTTCATATTTTCAATAGAATCACGAATATAATTTAGTTCACTTACAGAAAAATTATTGACATCATTTGTAGACATAGTTATCTCCATTTTTAAATAATATAGCACGTTGTTTTTATATTTTTATTATATAATAATATAATAAAATGGAAGATGGAATAGAGCGATCAACAATAAATTATGAAAATGAAGATAATGAAACAAAATATATCTATATATTTTTACAATCAAATGGTAATTATATAATTTTTTTTAAAAAAGAAAAAGCAATAGAGTATTCACGAAAAAATAATTGTCATATTGATATTTTAATAGAAACCGAAAATAGTACTTATACTTACACAAAGAATTATTATGAAAACGGTATATTATTTAAAACATAAATTATAAATAGATTAAGTTTATTCATCCTCGATAACAATGCGGGGCATTTTTTTGCTTTCCATAGGAGCAAATTCCTTTTCAACCGAAGGTTTAACAAGTTCACCAATAATAGAGACATATTTATCATTCAATTCAAAACGCTGACCAATTACCCTGACATTAATTTTATCACCCTCTTTTACATCATTAAAATGTGCCACGTTATAATGGTGATCCTTTGCTATAAACACAATAACAGGTGACGGTACTTCGGTTGCGCTTTCGGCGCGAATACCTGCTTTTGTAATATTTTTAGCGACGCACGAAATCAACATTCCTTCCACAGGAAAGCAAACTTCACATTCGAAAATTACCTCAAATGATACTGAACTACCACGATAAATGATACCACTAGAATATGTAATAATTTTTGCCGAGTTCGGTTTAATAAAACCTTCTACAAGACATTTACCCTCAAAATTAGACTTAATATTGTCTTCAATAACTTCCTTTATATTTTTTCCAATGTTAGTAATTGGTAAAACGATATTACGAGTGATTAAACATCTAGAATATATAGTAGTGAGTTTCGATTCCTTTCTTTTAATTTTTTGTTTAGCTACGACAGATTCCATTGTATATATTTTATATACATATTATCTTTTAATTCTTTTTCAATTTTTATTTAATTAAAAAAGAATCTAATATTATTTATAGTTTTATAAAACCTTATAAAATTTATAATATATTGCCAATTCAGGTGTTAAAAAATACCTCTTACTGTCTTTCTCGATATCATTTAAATATCTTAAAACTAGTTCTAATAAAACACACATTTCAGAATGCCCTATCATTTCTTCAATAGGATTTTCATCTTTATCCACAACAATAGCATTATCCTTATCTATTTTAGGTCTAAATATTAATTTATTAAATGTACTTTTATCTAAAAACAAATCCATTTTCTTCAGAGTTTTTTCCTTACCTGATTCGTCACAACGAGCACCTGTGTCTCGTGATGACTCAATATCTTTTGTTTTAAAAGTAAGATATTTATTATTTTTTTCATAACCAATAAAACCCACAATTTTATTGTATTTAGTTTTATCAAAAACCAATTCTTTTTTCGCTTCTTCTGACATAGCAATCTCTCTTTGGTCTTCAGGACCTGCTTCGATCCATTTATTATTTTGATTTAATATTAATATAACTCTTTTATTTAATTTATATAAAATGATTGCTTGAAAATGCTCAGTCTTAATGCTATTTTTTTCAAAATATTTTTTTGCATATCCTTCAACCGAATTTTCTACAATTGTATCAAGAGAATATAAATAATCCATAATATTCAATTTATCTTCATATAATAACGATTCTATCATGTGCGCTACTACAAAACCAATTAGTTTTTGATTGGATATATTATATACCTTGCTCATTTTTTTTATCACAACACCACAATGTTTATACCAATTATCATCGCCTCTTTCTACCCTACCTAATTTATTTTTCTGATATTTATCAGTAATTTCAAAATTAGCGTTAAATTCGTCAATAATTTTTTTACCTTCAATATTTTCTTTTTCTTCTGACTCGGATTGAAAATCTTCTTTTTCTAATTCTGCTATTGTTTTAGAGACCTTTTCAATAGATTTTTTCTTTTTATCTGTAACACCTTGTTTTGGAATATTCTCTCTTATCTCAAAATTTATCATTTCGTGTTTATAATCTATGGGAACAGATCTATCAAAAATCGAAATATTTTTGTCTCGCAGTTCTATTGGTTGAAATAAATAGTATTCGCCAATATTAACTAGTCTGCCATTTCTACCATATTTGTCAACAATAAATTCATTGTTATCATCAATTAATTTTGTTAACGCCGCAAATATTTGTGTTCTAGGGTACTCTTTTGGTGTATTTATAGATGCTATCAAATTATCTTTAATATAAAAAAAACTTTCTTTCATAAGCATTCTAATTCTTTGTAATATTTTTTCAGAATTGTTCATTATAAAATTTTCATTATATGTATCAGAATTTTTTAATCTAGATTCATCAATAGATTTATCATATCTACAAGAATAATCACATTTTGCCATATAATCACACGCTGGTGAAAATGGAGCGTCACCTACTTTGAAATCATCTAAGTGCATACCATTTGATAAAATTTGCTTAACAGGTGTTTTTAAGTTTGCTTCCATTATTTCTTGTGTAAAAAACTTTTGCTCTTGATTAATAATACAATCAACAGCACTTTCTTTTAAAATGCGGGTTACATTTCCTATTTGTATTGCTTTGAATTCAGCAACTCTATATACATATAAATCTGCCGCCTCTTCTTTATTTTCATTACCTAGTATTGTTCCGTGCATAAAAATTTCCACATTTCTCTCTTCGAACTCCAAATCTTTATGTGAGAAATTACGAACCGCACGACCAATAATTTGTTCAATGCGATTCATGTTATACCACGGTTCCAAAATATGGACTTGACGTATAAATTTCAAATCTATACCCTCTGAACCTGCCCTAGATATTAAAACAACCTTTACTTTATGACCATCTTTATTATCTTCACCAGTTAACCCTTTTACCTCAAAATCATTATTTGGTGATATTCTTGGATCACCAGTAATAATTGAATAACGTGCAGGTGTAAAACTCTTTTTATTTTCGGGAACTTTCATAGTTTTTACATCTACAACCTCTGTAGGTCTATCCTTAAATAAAGGTTTGACATTTTCACCATAACGTGTGAAACCCATTTCTTCTAAAGCAAGCGCCATTGGTATTAAACCACTATCAATATATTGGGAATATATCAAAATTACACCGCTTGATACAAATCCTGTCTTTGGATAAAAAATATTGTCCAAAACACATTTAATTTTAGAACTATATTTGCCAATCAACTTTTGAGAGAAAATCCTTCCATATTTTTCCAAAGTAGATTTCTTATACTCATAATTACCTTTTGATGGAGGTGATTTTTCATCTACAAAATTCATCATACGCTCCATACCTTGTCTTCCTGTCAACAAATGTGGATCTATTGTTAATTCTCTTCTAGAAACAACACTTTCTTCAGTACTGACACTTGTTTTTGTTTCAGTTTCTTCTGATTCGGCAACTGCTTCAGATTCTTCAACAAAACCTGGTACTTCATCTTCTGAATCCTCATCCTTATCTTGATTTGTATCTTCTTTAGATACAACAGATGCTTTGGAAAATTCCTCATCAAACTTAGTAGATGGTTTTTCCTTTGGTATTAAATCAATCTCATCTTTAAGACCATCATATGGATATGAAATAATTAATGATTCTAGAGGCGTTTGTAATAAAGTATAACCAAATGACTCCATATTTTCAAAATTGGGCATGTCCCTAACTTGACCTTTTTTTGTTGTAATCGAAAAACGCTTATTTTTTAAATTATGGATAATATATCTATAAGCGCAATATTGACATGATCCACAATCACCACAATCGCCAATTTTATTTAGATATAAACTTAATATACGTTTTTTATCCTCATTTAATATTTTAAGATTATTCATTTGATAAGAAGGATAACCAAAACCTATTTTATCTTCATTAATTTTTTTAAATGTATGTGTCTTGGCAAATATATTAGGATAAACTCTATAAGGAAATGTATAAGGGTTTTCTCCTCTAACAAATGAAACATATCCTGTTGCTTTTCTAATTAACAACTCTTCTCCACTTGGTTTAACATTACCATTTTTATCAAATACATTTTTCGCTTCAATGCGCGCACGACGGTCATTCATATTCATCAAATTTAACAACCATATTATTTCTTTATAACTATTATACATTGGGGTTGCTGATAAAAGTAAAAATCGCATGTTTTTCGCTGCTTTAACCAATAATTCCAAATTTATCGCAACCTTTTTATTTTCATTATCGTCCGTTTTACGAATATTATGAACCTCATCAATAACAACTAGTCTATTATCAAATTCACTGCGAAGACGCCTTATAATTTTACTATTTAAAGTTATATTAACATCTTTTAACATCTGTATTTTTGTTTTTTCCCCTTTTTTACTAGGTACTTCACCTTTTTTATGTTTCGATTTTTTATGAATGTCTTCCTCAGTATAATTCATTGTTTTAATAATATAATTCGCAAATTGACCATAACCCAAAAAAATATAGTATGTATTTATAATATTTCTAATTTGACTAATCACTTTTTCCTTTGGCATTCCTTTCATATTCATTGGATTTATTTCTTGTAATAATTTGTTACCTGTACACGCTCTTATATTCCAAATACCATCAATTAGTTTTAACTTGCGCTCATCAAATAATTGTAATTTGAAATTATCCTGTACATTTTCAGAAGCAACAATAATTATTCTTTTACTAATTCCCATTTGTTTCATATAGTCTCGCATTTCTTCGCAAACACCAATAGCACTACATGTTTTTCCCGAACCTAAACCATGATAAAGTAATAAACTATTGTATGGAGTTTGAAAAGACATAAAGTTTTTTACAAATGCTTGATGTGGTTGTAATTCAAAATCCGCGTTTGCTAAAATATCCGATTGTTCCTTAAGTGTTTTACTAAAATCAGGACCTTCATATTTTGTATCATTAAATTCCTTTTTGTTCGCTATTTTTATATTAAAATTTGTATCACTTAAATTAGGGTATAATTCAATATCTAAATAAGGATTTGCTTCTAGATGATTACCTTCAATCAACTCCTTTTTAAGTAAAAATTTATTACAATCTGTTGAATAATAATTTTCATCGTCACAATCGCCTATTTTTTCAAATTGTCTTTTTAAATCATAATCACCAATATTCTCTTCCGAATATCTTAATGATTTATCCTCTTCTAAATTATCAGATGAATCTTCTATAATCAATTGTTTCATTTTACTTTTATTTTCAGACATAATACTATATATTATGAATATAATCTATATTCTTCTAATACTTTATTTATATTTGTAATTAATTTCTTTTTTTCTAAATTATATGGTCTTATCGATTCTAAGCAATTGTCAATTGTCTTCCATTCTATTTTACTCACTTCAGTAACTTGATAATTATCTAAATCTTCTAGTTCTTCATTCATACACGCCAAAAAATATTTGTGTTTATATGATTTATGATTTGTACCAATAAATATTTCTTCAAATGGCATTATATTTTCAACTATACTAATTTTATTTTTATTTATTCCAGTTTCTTCTTCAAATTCACGCAAAGCACATTCTAAATCCCTTTCCTTGTTATTTCTTCTTCCTTTTGGAAATTCCCATTCAGTTTCACACCATCGTGTTTTACTATTTTCAACAATATCTTTTAATGTAATAATCTCATCATTTATAGTAACACCTTGTTTTATTAATTCCATTTTTTTTGATGATGTATATTCTTCATTTTTATATTGTGCATTCATTATTTCACCCCACATTTGTATCCATAAATTTTCAAATGGTTCCACAAGTATTCTCTCTTTTTCTTGTATAGACATTTCATCTACTATTTTTTGTATTTGGTAAATATTATAAGGTGAGTATTTTCCTCTAATAAAATCAATATATCCAAAACTATCCTTTCGCCTTATCATAAGATATTTATAACCATTTTCATTTTTTCTAAATAAAATAATACCATAACTAGTAATAGGTAATTTACATTGATGAAATAGATGACCTTGTTTACCACAGTTATTGCATAATATAGTTGTATTTTTACTCATAGTACTAATTAATATAGTTTTTTATATTTAAATAATAATTTATACTATTTTAAATTAATATTCTAATAGTATAAATTATATAATAATATAATAATATAAATGAAACCAGAGTTCAACTTGGGGTTATTTGTTAGAGGAAAAGGTGGAAATCATAAAATAACTGCCTCTACTATTAATTTAGGTTCTACTAAGGGTCGCGGTTCTTCTTCAAGAATGTTTAATTATTGTAAGAAGAGAGAAAATAATCTATACTGCTTAAATAATTTTATTACAATTAATAATTAATTGATAATTATATTTAGATTATATATAATTTATTAAATTTATTATATTACGTTATGTAAAATAAATTTAGAATTTTAAATAAATTAATGTCAAATATTTAACAAAAACATAATTTAATAATTTAATAATTTAATAATTTAACATTTTTTTTATATAATGTTACATTATAAATGAAGCTATTATTAGTGGATAGTCGTGTTGCTGACATTGCAACTATTAAGCGCTCTGTTTTACCCGATGTAGACGTAGTTGTCTTTGATTTCAACGAAGAAACTACTGATAGTTTACTCAGTAAAATTAATAGTAAGGTGTATTCATCTATTGGTTTGTTCCAAGAAAATAAAGATAGTTCATGCTATAACTTTATTAATTCTATGTCTTCCCTTTTAAAAGATGTTGCTATTTATGATAAAAATCTTTATACTTGGGATAGATTTATCAAATTATTTACTAATATTAAAATCAAAACACATTTTTCTACTTTTGACTTAATGGGTTGTGGCATTTATAGTAATAATGATTGGAAATATATAATTAGAAGTTTAGAAACTACATTAGGTGTTAATATTAACGCCTCTACTGACTATACAGGTGACGCTAGTTTAGGTGGTAACTGGATTTTGGAGGAAGGTAATATAAATCTTATTGGTAGTTATTTTAGTAATGATATTAAGCAATATAGACACATTCTTGGCGGTAATGGTCCCGCTACTTATATAATTACTGATGTTGAAACTGATCCTGATACTCAATTAGTTACTGATACTGGTTATGATAATTCTAAACTATATGGTGTGGGTTTAAATGTTACAGATTTGCCTTGGATTGGTAGAACTAATGGTGATCCTAATGGTGTACCTAATTCTCATTATCCTTCATCTTCTGTAAAGACAGTAGACTCTGGTGCTTCAAAAGTATACACACGATGGTTTACAGGTTCATTTTATACTGGTACCAATGGCAAACTCTATGTTGCTGGTAGTAATATTTATGGAAATTTAGGAACAGATGATAAAAATGCTCGCCCCATATGGGGACAGATACCAAATGATTTACTAGATTTAGATACAAATGGTTTGACTGTTGACGATTTATTAACGCTAATTACCTATACTGTAATCTTATTATCAGATGGTTCTTTACATATTACTGGTATAAATAATGGATACGGTATAAACACTAATAAATTTATTAAGTTTTATGATCCATCACAATATGGTGGTAGAAAGGTAAAAGCATTAGGTATAGGAGACTATGATGGATTTAGTTATATTTATGAAGATGGAACTGTTGCATACAGAAGATATACAAATAATATTCTTCACGCTACTATAACTGGTTTACCTGGTCCTGTTAAGCAAATTTGTCTTGATTACCAAAGAATATTTATGTTATTTGAAAATGGTACCGTTTCAATTAGTGGTCCATACAACTATTCTCCTTCAGATAGTAATATTACTATTGGTAAACTTGTTCAGTTACCTACTGGTGTTACTGGATTTAATTTTATATCAAATGGATATGGTAGATTATATTTAATTGATACCAATGGAAATGTATGGTATTATTTAGGAGATTATACACAAGGTAATAATGGGTTTGTTAAAATATACGACGCTCCTTCTAACGGTAATGACAAAGCAGTCGAAGTTAGTTCGTTCGTATCTGTAAACTCTAGCGGTCAATTTATCAATGATAGTTATGGTATAACTGTTGTTAGGACAGAGAGTGGTAAATTATGGATGGGTGGTAAAAATTACAATGGTCTAATGGGCAATAACGCTTCTTTTCCAATAAATGCATTTTACTCAACTCTACAACTTGCTTATACACCAACTTCAGAAAGTGATAAAATAATAAGTGTAATTACTGGAGTAGGCGATGTAATTTTAATTGTTAAAAATGATGGATCTATCTGGGCGTCTGGTTTAAATGATAACTATAGTTTTGGTATTTATAGAGATAATAATACAAATTATATTGTTGATTTGGGAATACACGCTAAATTAGTTAGTTCTAACAGTTTATCTACTGCTATCGTAAATAATCTTGATCAACTATACACTAAGGGACAAAATAATTTTGGTCAATTAGGTTTAGGTGATAAAATAGATAGATCAACATATACACTAGCGTATACACCACCTGCTGGTGTTAAAATATCATATATTTCAATGGGTGGAGGATATATTCCTGGTGGCGCGCAATATGGTAATTTAATGGTTATTTTATCAGATGGTAGAATTTTAGCGTGTGGTAGAAATAATCTCGGTCAAGCAGGATACAATCCTGTTATTGCAGAATCAACAAGTCTTATCGAAATCTACACACCCGATCCAAATGATGAAAACACAAAGGCATTTACATGCTGTGCTGGTTTGTTGTATAGTTTGTTTGTATTGAGAAATGGTAAAGTATATATTTGTGATAATGATAATAAACCACCTGCTGTTGTTTATGCACCTGATTTAAATCCAACAGATGTTAATGATAAATATCCTGCCATATATGCTTACGCTGGTGAGAACCATTGTGGTGTAGTTACTGCAGAAGGTTCAGTTTGGTTCAGAGGAATTGATAATTTCGGAAATAATCAATATAGTAACTACTATCCTTATTCAGTATTTGGTTTGGGTTCATTACCTGACGCAGATTTTGACGCTTTATTTCCAGGAGCGTCTATAGTACTTCCTGATAATAACAATTTCTCAGGCGGTAATTATCCTACTTATACTACATACTATAAAAACTCAACTCCTAAAATAAATAGAGTAAATGGATTGAAAACATTTACTAGAACATATAGACCTGAACTTAACAATGGTTTAGGTGCTGTTTTGGTTGGTTGTGGATCTACTTGGTCAGCAATTATTGCGGCAGATGGAAGTGTTATGGTTACTGGATCTAATGAAAGTGGACAATTAGGTCTTGGAAACAACCGATCACCAATCAATCTTCCAACCAGTAGTTGGACTAAATCTTATGGTCCAACACCTGAAAATCCTGTTCCTGCTAAAACCGTTTTGTGTGGAGCAGGAGTAACTTCTATTATTGTTGATGGTAGTGTTTTAGTTACTGGTTATGGTGGTTATGGTACTTTAGGAAACGGTGGTACTTCTACTGTCTATTCATTTACTCCTATGAAAAACGTTACGACATTTGGTACTCTAACAACAGCATATGCTTTAAATGACGCCCAAGCTATTTTAATTACTGCTCCTGCTTTAGGACCATTTAGTGTTCCATCAAAGACATATGATTATACTGATCCTATAACACAGACAAAAACATTTACAGTTACTCCTCCCACATCTACAAGTCAAGGCACATTTAGTTATGAAAGTTCCGATCCCAGTATCGCTTCTATTGACCCTGTAACTGGTGTTATAACAATTAACGGTAATAATAAATTAGGAACTGTTACTATTAGAATTACACAACAACCATGGCAAAATTATACTGACACAACATTTAAAGAGACCACCTTTACAGTTTTACCGATTCCTCCACAATTAGGCGGTTTTAACGCAATTGAAAAATGGTATCTCTCTAGAACATTAGGTGTAAGTCCTTTTACTATTACACCACCTACTACATTAAGCGCTGGTTTATTTAGTTATATCAGTTCTAATACATCAGTAGCGACTGTTTCTGGAAATGCTATATCAATTATTGGTGTTGGTACTTCAACAATTACAGCAACTCAAGCAGCAGATGGTATTTACGCTAGCGATTCTATTACAACAACTCTTACAGTAAATGCTTTACAAAATCCCAATTTGTCTAGTTTCACTGTAGATGATAAACCATATGGTACATTACCATTTACTCCTATATTGCCAACCCATTTGGGATCAGGTGCTATTACCTATAGTATTTCTCCTATAGACAAGGCATCTATTAATTCTACAACTGGTGAAATTACCCTTAATACAACCGGTAAAATAGGTGTTGTTACAGTAACTGCTTCATTGGAAGATAGTGGTATTTATGACGCCGCTACAACCTCTACTACATTTTCTATTACTCCTTTAGATCCTGAGTTGGCAGATTTTTCTGTTGCTAATGCGACATATGGTGACGCTGCTTTTCCAATTATACCTCCAACTACATTAAGTGCCGGAGCATTTACATATACATTTTTAAATGTTGCTGATGACAATGAAAATACTAGTGTATTATCTCAATCTGGATCAAATTTTGAAATTGTTGGCGCTGGTACAGTAAGAGTTAAAGCAACACAAGCGGCAGATGGTATTTATACGGCATCATCTATTATAACAACAATGACTGTTGCAAAAGCGGCGACTGTTTATAATAATTGGGATATTCCTAGAAGACCCTTAAATTATTTTGAAAAGACAGGTTTGCAATTGTTTGTTAATGATCCTATACAAGTTCCATACTCAAATGCTATATCTGGAACCACAAGTACAGGTGCTTTTACATACAGTAGTTCTGATAGTAGTATTGCTAGTGTAAACGCTACAACAGGTGAACTCACACTTAATGGTATTGGTGAAACAATAATTAGTATTACACAAGCAGAAACTGCTAATTTCTTACAGGGAACTAATTCAACAACATTCAGAGTTACCAATCCCGCTCCTATTTTTGGTCTTTTTACAATTGGTGTTAAGAGATATGGTGACGCTCCTTTTACAGTAACTGCTCCTACATCAACAAATCCTTATCGTGTTTTTACATTTACTAGTTCAGATCCTAGTAAAGCAACTATTACAAGAATAGATGATGAACACGCAACCGTTACAATTATTTCTACTGGTCATGTTGATATTATTTGTACACAAGCCGAAACAGAAGATTTTAGTGAGACATCTATTACTTTTGACTTAAACATACTTAAAATTGTTACTATATTAGGTGATCTTACAATTCCAACTGGTAAAAATTATTTGAGTAGTCCATTCAGTATTTTAGCGCCAACTTCAAGTCGTTTGGGTTCATTTACATTTGCCAGTTCTAATCCAAGTGTAGCTACAATTGACGAAACAACTGGTGTAGTCTCTATTACAGGTGCTGGTACAACTACTATATCATGTACTCAAGATGAAACTATATACTATTATTCTGAGACTGTTAGTGGTACACTTAGTGTAGCGAAGGCTCCTTCTCAAATAACCAGTACTTTCTCTAACTTATCTGTCAATTATGACTCTTCCTCAGTAACATTAGAAGATCCTACTACTACAAGCACAGATACTAATGTTTTTTCATATACTAGCTCTAACACAACCGTTGCATCGATATCAGGAAATGTTTTAACATTTGTAAACGCTGGCACTGCTGTAATTACTTGTACACTATTAGAATCTGATAACTATCAATCTAGTTCAACTACATTTAATGTGACTATTTCTCCCATTAATACAACTTATCCTAATGGATGGAGTATTCCAGATTTAACATATGCTCCTGGACTAGTAATTACAATTCCTGAACCAGTTTCTGCCAATCCAGGTACATTTACTTATACAAGTAGTAATACAGCAATTGCTTCTGTAAGTGGCAACCAATTATCTATTTTACAAGCAGGAATCATTACTCTAACTGCTGTTGAATCTACTACAAATAATTTCAATTCTGGAACTATTAGTACATCATTACTAATTTTAAGAGCTACACCCACAGTTGGATCATTTAGTGTACAACCTGCAACATTTGGAGACGCGCCATTTTCACTTACAGTTCCTCAAACTGATAGTGATGGATCTTGGACTTTTACAAGTAGTGATGAAACTGTCGCTACTATTAATGGTACAACTATTACTATTTTAGCTGCTGGAACAATTACAATTACTGCTGTTTTACCAATAACATCAAAATATGCCACTGCTACAACAACCACTTCATTTGTTATCAATAAGAAAACACCAACAATAACTGGTTTTGCGGATATAATAAAAGAATACGGAGATGCTCCATTTACTGTTACTACCATAGCATCAGATAGTAATGTTCCATTTAGTTATAGTAGTTCTAATACAGCATCGGTGACAGTAGGTGTTCTGACTGGTTTGATAACAATAGTTGGAGGTGGTTCAAGCACAATAACTATAAGTCAAGCAGAATCAGATAATTATACTTCCGCAAGTGTTGAATTTTTAGTAACAGTTGGAAAAGTACATCCTGTGTTGAGTCCATATATTTTGTCAGAAGATCCATTACGTTATTTTGACGCTCCATTTACTGCACCAGCGCTTGAAACAACAAGTAATGCTCCTGTCACTTATTCTATTTCAAATTCTAGTATAGCAAGTATTAATTCAAATACAAGATTATTTACACCTAACAGAATAGGTACAACAACAATGACAATTTCTCAACCCGAAAACAATAATTTCTATGCTGCGGAAATTACAGTACCTTTAACAATTGGTATTTGTTTCCCTGCTGGTACACCTGTTACAACTGACCAAGGTATTATTGCAATTGAAAAAATCAATCCTAAGGTTAACACAATTAGAGGTAATAAGATTGTTGCTATTACTAAAACAATAACACCTCAAAAGCATATTGTTGTAATTGAAAAGGATGCGATAGATATGAATATGCCCAGTCGCAATACTTTTATTAGTATGAACCATTGTGTCTTGTATAAAGGTAAGATGGAGCGCGCTAGAGATTTAGTAAGTAAAGTAGATGGTGTATACTTAAAGAAATATAATGGTGAGGTTCTTTACAATGTTTTACTAGATAAGCATAGTAAGATGATTGTGAATAATCTAATTGTTGAAACATTAGATCCTACTAACATTGTAGCTAAATTGTACAATGGAAACTATACACCTGAAGAATTTAACAAGATTTCTGTTGAGATAAGTACTGCGGTTGCTAAGGATGACAAGAAACAATATGAAAAGATTTACAAATCATTAAAATAAATAAATTATTTCCTTTTGGTGGATATAATAAAATAAATTTAAAGAAAGTAATATAGTTTAATAATTAATATTTTTATAATTGAAAATATTAATGACTTATCTAGACCCAAAAATATGGGGACCACATTATTGGTTCTTTATACATACAGTAGCGATGACATATCCAGTTAGACCCAACGCTGTTACAAAAAAGAAGTATTACGAGTTTATCCAGAATTTGCCATTATTTATTCCTGTTGAAAATATATCAGGAGAATTTAGTAAATTAATTGATAAATATCCAGTAACACCTTATCTGGACAATAGAGAATCATTAATACGATGGACGCATTTTATTCATAACAAAATAAATCAGAAACTGGAAAAACCGCAAATATCATTGAGTGAATTTTACATAAAATATTATGAAGAATATAAATCTCAAAATGTAAAAATGGTAGAATATTATAAGTTTAGAGAGAAGATAATATTTTGTGGAATTATTCTAACAATTGCTGGAACAATATATTATTTATATGATAAATAATACTTTTTTTTAAAAGATATATATATACGGAAATGTATAAAAATAATAAAGAAGGAGGAAAAGTATTAGCCTCAGGTGGGTTTGGTTGTGTTTTTACTCCAGCTTTAAAATGCGAAGGTTCTACAAGCAGAAGTAGAGAGAAAAACAAAATATCAAAACTTATGATTGAGAAATATGCTTTACAAGAATATGAAGAAATTAATAAATATAGAAAAATTCTAGAAACCGTTCCTAATTATGAAGATTATTACATGCTTTATGACATAAGCATTTGTAAACCAGCGAAATTAACTACAACGGATCTACAAAATTTTAAAAAATGTACTGCATTGCCTAAAAAAAATATTACAAAACAAAACATAAATAGTTCACTCGACAAAGTTATGACATTAAATATGCCAAATGGAGGTTTACCTGTGGATGATTATTTATATGAGGACGGTTCATTCCAAAAAATGTACGATCTACACGTAGTTTTAGTAAATTTGTTAAAAAATGGTGTTGTACAAATGAATAATAAAAATATATATCATTGTGATATTAAAGACGCTAATGTTTTGGTTGATACATCGTTATCTAATAAAATAAAAACAAGACTAATTGATTGGGGATTATCATGTGAATATATTCCTTTTAAAAATAATCCATTTCCAAGTACTTGGAGAAACAGACCCTTACAATTTAATGTGCCATTTTCTGTAATTTTGTTTTCAGATGCGTTTATTGAGAAATATACCAAATTTTTAAAAGATAATGGCGTTGTAAATGACAACGATAAAGACAAATTGACTGAATTAAAACTAAAACCATTTGTATTGGACTATGTTAAATTTTGGATGGATGAAAGGGGAGCAGGTCATTATAAATATATTAATGAAGTAATGTTCATGTTATTTAGTAATGATTTAATAGACGTTGATGAAAAAGACAAACCACAAGAGATTGAAACACAGATAACAATGGAATATATTGTAGATTATATTGTAGATGTTTTATTACATTTTACAAAATTTAAAGAAGATGGTTCATTAGATTTAAGACAATATTTAGATAACGTTTTTATTGAAATTGTAGATATTTGGGGGTTTATTATGATTTATGTTCCTATTATTGAATTACTATCAAATAGTTATCAATCTTTAACAAAAACAGAACTGAAAATATTTAAGCAATTACAGTTTATTTTTGTTGAATATTTGTATAATCCAAGACACGAACCAATTGATATGGATACATTATTTTCGGATTTGAAAATTGTAGGAGATTTATTACATATTAAATTAACTGGTAAAAAACCAATAACACCCCCTAAATCAATTTCTCCAAAAAGTGATACTAAAAAATATTTAGCGAAAGGTCTGAATAAAAAGACCCGAAAAAATAATTTAGTAAACAATAAAAAAACACGCGTTTCATTTAGACGTGGACCTAAAAAGAGAAGATTTAAGAATCCATATTTTTTATCTAAAAAAATAAAATAAAATAAAATTATATTTATTTATTATATAAAATGAACAAACGTTTTGAAGAACTTTGTACTCCGGCAAAATTATATTTTGTTTTGGCTGTTCTCTCTTGTATAATCGCATTGTTTAACGGTGTTGGATTTATGCACGTCGCTGTTAATTTGATAATCGCGTTTTTATGGACCGCTGCTTTGAGTTGGATTTGCGGAAAAGGATTCACTGGTATTTCTTGGTTTTTGGTTTTGCTTCCTTACATTGTTATGTTGTTGGTATTTTTTAAAATATCAAAGGATATCTCCAAGTCTCAAATTATGATGGTTGTTCCTCCCTCGGCAAGTCAGCAAATGATGATGTAAATAAAATATTTTAATAATTTGAATAAAAATATTTTATATTTTAACTATTACTCTAAAACGAATAATCATTGTCTAAAAATGCTTTAAACAAATAAAACGCCTCCTTGGGTTTATATGTAGGGACCTCGTGTCCAGCAAAATGTACCGTCGCAAATATTAGACGTGATTCTTTCGAAAAAGGGGTGTCAAATTGCGTAATATATCCAGCAGTTTGACCGTCGATTTGCCACACCTTCCACATTTCGTTTGTTTTAACAGGATATCCTAAATCCCATATCCATTTTTGTGTGCCAATTGTTCCACACACGCTATCATCGTCACCAGAATAAACAAGAATGCGCAAGTTTTTGTCACTTACTGAATTCAATAGTTCATTATAGTAGTGTTCCATTGGCACCATTTTGTCTAAATATTCATACTTCACAGTTCTAGAGCATTCGTCCCATGTTATATCGGATTTCACATGTAGCGCCTCTTTTACGTCAACTTTGTTTAGATAATCAGACGCGTAGTTATCTTCACAAGGTTGATAATTATCTTTTAATGGCACCGAGTCAAATATAGAAGTAAACGCTGCTATGACATCAGCGTCATTATTCTCAATAATAATATCGTAAAACATATTGGTAGTCCACGCTTGTTGCGCAGAAACGCAAACAGGATAATCAAGAGCATATGGATTCAAATTGCCAATTTTCTTCATAAAATCAAGAATGTATGTACTACATACAGAACTATTAAATTGATTTTTCACATCTAAACAACCACTGGCAACATATTTATCCCATGATGGTTTTGGCAATAATTGTTTACCCCAATATGTTTCCATTTCCGCGCCAACTCCGGAATAGTAATCAGTATAAGGGTTACCAACTGCAAAACCTTTAAAGTTAAGTTTATTTTCACCATTTTGTTCATTATACTTAACAATAGCGTCAGCTAAAGTGGGCATATAATGTCCACCGTAACTTTCAGATGTAATATATAAAGGCGAATTGGCGTACTCAGGAAATCTTTTCAAAAACTGTAAAATGGTCTCTAAATTGTCTTGCGCTGCTTGCGAATCGCCAATTCTATAGTCATCACTATTATCAGAATAAGAAAATCCAACACCAACAGGTTGCTCTAAAAATACCATGTTTGCAATTTTATTCCATCTCCATTCATTGATTTGTAGATTACCTTTATTATCAGGTCTAAAGGGTCCTTGCTCAGTTAAGAATCCGATTAATCCGGAACATCCAGGTCCACCGTTTGTCCAAAATACAAGCGGATCATCAAGAGGATTTTGTTCCGATTCTACAAACCAATAATGGATTTGTTTTTTGGAGGTACCAAGGTTCAAATAACCACTAAATTGGTTGAAATCTAGTGCGTCATTAAGACCAGGTAACTGTGTTATTTGATCATTTATCGCCTCGATTGTATAAGGAATTTCAAATGAAGACACGAGAGAAAATAATGAAACAATACCAAAAAGAATGTTTGCCAATTTCATTTTTATAATATATTAGTATATTATTTATTATTATTATTATTATTATTTATTATAATATATATAATGAGATTAGAGATATTTGTATTAGGATTAACGGCATTTTTTATTTATAATGCGTATAATGACGGCAAATATACAAAAATGTTATTTACCTTTAAGAAATATTACAAGATGATTTTTTACGCACTTTTAGGCGTTGGTATTTACGTACTTTTAAAGAGAAATCCAAACCAAGGACGTAATATGTTGTTATACGCTAACAATGTTGTTAAATTTATGCCAATTGATAAAACATCTATGGATATGATTAGTCCTATTTTCGATTTTACATCAACATGTGACAGAAGTTTTATGGAATCATTTAATAATATTGATGATAGTAATTTAATGGGATCCTCTGGATTGTGTAATTCAGATAAAAGAATAGTAAATTCAGGAAAAAATGGTACAAAACGTTCTGTTAGTGAAACTAAAAAGAAATATGTAGCGTCACAACAAGATTGGAAATGTGGACATTGTCAATCTCAACTCGACCATACATTTGAGATTGATCACAGAGTACGTTTAGAGTATGGTGGAGGCAATGATGTCCAAAACTTGGTTGCTTTATGTAGAAATTGTCATGGAAAAAAAACAGCCAGTGAAAATATGTAGATTCTCAAAAAAGTTATAGAAAAAATATTATTGTATAATATTAATATATGAATTCACAACCAGCAATTTCAAGTTACAATATGTTACCAGTTTTTCAAACATCAAAAACATTATATATTCTTTCATTTATTATTGCTGTTATGATGATTGGTATGTTTATGATTCTATATAATATTAAGACACCGAGTAATATTCCAGCGATGGATAAAACCAATGAACAAATAACATATAATGTCTTGATAGTAATGTTTATTTTATTGTTAGTTGTAGCAATATCTATTAGACTTTTACCAGATGGTTCCAAAATAATAGATTTTTTCTCTCAAATTAAATGGGTTGGTTTTATATTATTTTATACACTAGGTTTAATTTTATTTTTTAGATTAACACCTCTTGATATAATAAATAAATATGCCAGTATCATTCTTATAGTGTCAGCATTAATAGGATTAACACTTTTTTATAAAGCAATTGTAACCAATTATATTTATAGTTTTAATGTCAACTATGAAAGAATAAAGTCCTTGTTGTTATTATTCTTTTTTATAACAATAATAATCTTATTTTACTCCTTTAATCCAGGTGGGTATATAACTAAATATTTCGGATCTTCATTAATATTTACTGTTGTTTTGGCAGTTTTAGCGTTGTTATATGTTGTAATTCTTTTATTTTTGCCTGATACTATTGGAATTGGAGCAACAAATTTACTGAGCAATTTTACAAACTTTTCGGTGTATAGTAGTATTTTATTTGTTATATTTTTAGTTGTAATGACTATTATAATATCAACGTATCCAGGTGGAATCGCTGAAATCACTAAAAAAAATACCGTATGGGCGTTCATCCTTTTTATTTTTATTGTTTTATTATGGATTATAATGATAGGTTCTAATTTATTTGACGGTTCAAGTAGTGCAACAACCGATAGTAAAATAGACTTATTTAAAAAGGCGTTATTATATTTATCAGGTTTAATTGTTTCAGGTTTATTGATTTTTTGGCTTGTTTATAATATAGAAAATTTATCAGGCAAGTCAAGTATTACAAGTTTTATATTAAATTTATTAATTGTAATTATTGTTTTGGCGTTGATTTACAGAACAATGAATGTAAAAATACCTGATACTAATACAAACGCTAAAAAGAATGCATTTTTTGATATGATTATAAACCTAATTTTTTACATACCTTGTTTATTTTTAAATACATTTGATTCGGTTATGAATTATGGTAAAAAAATGAAGGGTACTCCTGAAGCACCAGGTTATTTTACAAAAGAGAAAAATTCATTTATAATGTTATTTTCTGTTATTATACTAATACTTTTGTATATTTTTGGTCCCATTTTATATAATAAAATCTTTTTACAGGGTGGAAAATTATTAGTAAATAATCCGGTTAATACTAATAAAGAATATGCATTAGGAACATATGAAGAGTTAAATGGTAGCGAAAATTTTGATTATCAATATGCTATATCATCTTGGGTTTTTATAAATTCCGATGCTCCAAATACGAATGAATCTTATAATAAATATACAACTTTATTAAATTTTGGAGGCAAACCTAATATACTGTATAATGGTAGCACAAATTCTTTGATGGTAACTATGGAACAAAAAGATTTAAAACAAAAAACAACAAATAATTTGTTAGATTTTGACGAAGAAGGTAATCGAATTCTTTATATAAAACATGGTGTCTTATTACAAAAATGGAATAATATCATAATTAATTATAATGGAGGTATTTTAGATATTTTTTTAAATGGTGAACTTGTAAAATCAGATATAGGTGTAGTGCCATATTATACTTTAGATAGTTTAACAATAGGAAAAGATGGTGGTATTAATGGAGGAATATGTAATGTAGTCTACTTTAAGAAACCGCTAACCGCCTTTAATATTTATTTGTTATATAATATGATTAAAAACAAAACCCCTCCAGTAATAAATGATTCTAATTTGACTATTATGAAAAATAATTATACAACTGCAAGTAGTTCTTATAAAGAAACTTTTTAAATAGCAAATGTTAAAATAATTGATTTAATTATTTGATTTAATTATTTGATTTAATTATTTGATTTAATTAAATAAAAACTAGAAAATTTCTAAATCTATATTATACAATGAGCGCTCTTAGTATTGTCGTTATGATTCTAATAATTGTTTTATTGGTTATTATATGGAAATATGTATTATCTGATCCGTTTACTTTACAATCGATGCAAAACGGACAAACTGCGTCTACAATTGCAGCGTCTTCTTTAGCAACAAATGGTACAGGTGTTCCCTCTAGTAATTTTGCGTACTCTATTTGGTTTTACATTAATGACTGGAATTATCGTTATGGAGAACCCAAGGTTATTTTTGGTAGAATGGGATCCAAGAGTACAAATGGTTCTGGTTCAGTATCTGGAATAAACGGTCTTGATCCATGCCCGGCGGTTGTTTTAGGTGCAGTTGAGAATAACCTTTCTGTATCTTTAGGTTGTTATCCTGGCGCTAATCAAGAACCAATACCACCTGCTACTTCTTCAACTTCAACTTCTTCTACTTCAACTTCTTCTACACCTACACCAACTACTGTTTTACATACTTGTAACATAACTAATATCCCAATTCAAAAATGGGTCAATTTAACCCTAAGTGTTTATGGTAGATCAATGGATCTTTACATTGACGGTAAATTGGTAAGAACATGTTTATTGCCTGGTGTAGCGAGTGTTAATAATAACTCAAATGTTTATGTAACACCTGCAGGTGGATTTGATGGATGGACATCAAAATTTCAATATTTCCCAAATTCAATTAATCCTCAAGAAGCGTGGAATATTTATTCAAAAGGATACGGTAGTTGGTCTTCTATGTTAAGTTCATACCAATTACAAATTGCTTTGGTTGAAAATGGTCAAACACAAAGTAGTGTTACTATTTAGAACTTTAACACTATTAAATTTTCTTATTTATTTATATATAATGAGTGAAAACGACACATTTAAATCATTTTCTACAAGTAATGGAAATTATGGTTCTCAATCTTTTTTGGAATCAAATAGTTTAGTAGCTAAATTCGCATTTTTACTTTTAGTTATTTTCGCTTTTGTTATATTGTTAAGAGTTGGAATTTCAGCGCTAACTTATTTTACTGCTCCATCTACTTCACCCCATTTAATTGATGGTATGGTTGATGCTAAACAAATGATCATTTTTCCACAAGATCCTAGTAGTAATGGCGCTGTTACTATTTATAGGTCAGTTAACGCTGGAGACGGTATTGAATTCACATGGTCTGTATGGATTTTTATTAATAGTCTACAATATCTTGAAGGTCAATATAAACATATTTTTTACAAAGGAAATAGTAATTTAGAACAAAATGGATTAAATTTCCCTAATAACGCACCTGGATTATATTTAGCGCCAAATACAAACTCTCTTATTGTTATGATGAATACATTCAATGTAATTAATGAAGAAGTCGTTATTCCTGATGTTCCACTTAATAAATGGTTTAATGTTATTATTCGATGTAAAAATACTACTCTTGATGTTTACGTCAACGGAACTATTGTTAGAAGTGTTAATTTAATCGGTGTACCAAAACAAAATTATGGTGATGTTTACGTTGGAATGAATGGTGGTTTTGACGGCAATATTTCTAATTTATGGTATTATGACTACGCTTTAGGAACATCTGAAATACAAAAAATAATGAATAATGGTCCAAATACTACACTTGTTGGAAGCAGCAGTGGTATGACTGATAAACTTACAAATTATTTGTCATTGCGATGGTACTTTTATGGAGCAGGTGATTCATATAATCCAAGTATTCATTAAACCCTTGAATATTTATTAATTATTATTTATTAAATAATTAATAATTAATCTATATATAAATAATGTCATATAACCCTAAACCACCAAGAGTATGGTCTAGAGTACAAAATCGATGTACATTTGTTGATAACGGCACAAATAATTCAGTTTTTTTACCTTTAACTGGTAAAACTGGTACACAATTAGAAGCTGAGTATCAATTACAAATGTTGCGCAAAGGTAATATTTTACAATATAAAAATAATAGTTCAAGTCTAACAAAAAATCAACGATATACACAAATTTGTAAAGGTATGTGGACAAATAGAACCAAATCTTACGCTACACAAACACAAACATATACGAATCCAAATACGTCTAATTTACAGCAAGTTAACTTTACAAGCGTTCCTACAAATGGGAATACAACCTATATTCCAGGACCTTTTAATTTTAATATACCGGCGCCATATGGTTGTACAAATAATACAATTAAAGATGGTGGTAGTTTACTTTGTAATACGATTGTTAATCCTTGTACTGATGAAGTAATTGAAAGAACTAGAGTTATAAATTGTTATCCTACTTCTAGTTCTGATGTTCCTGGACCTATTCAAGAATTGTGCTGGGATTCTAAATTGGATACATGGTATCCTAGACAGCGTTATATTATGCCTACAAGTGGAACCAAATGGCCTGAAGGATATAAGGGTTTGGTTAGCGCTGTTGCTCCGAATCCTCCATATCTAATGATTGATGTTAGTGGTAATATAGCAATTTTAACATGGGAACTTCTCTCTAATAACTGTCTTCCTATTAGTAGTTTTAATATTTATGAAGATGACAAATTAATAGCAAATGTTCCTTATACAACTATTAGTTATAGTGTTCTATTAACAGATTGTATAAATTATAATTTTTATGTTACAGCACTTAGTACAAAAATTGAATCAAGACCATCTAATATTGTTAATGGTCATAAAGAAGCGACATTTGTAGTAATAGGTGGTATTCAAACATATGATCCTTCAACTGAAATATATACAGTAGTTTTTAATTCTTCAGGAACAATCCAATTTTTCTGTCAAGATTCTACTAATAATCCAATAAGTGTTGTATTAATTGGAGGTGGAGGTGGAGGTTCTGGTGGTTCTAATACATATAATACAACTATAAAAGGAGGTGGAGGTGGGGGTGGTGGACAAACACATGTTTTTACAACAAATAGTTACACAAATAATGTTATTTATAATATTAATATTGGTAATGGTGGAAGTGGTGGTTTACCTTTGGGCGGTTCTGGTGGTAATGGTAGTGATGGTAATCAATCTAGTTTAAATCTTACTACAACATATATAGCATTAGGTGGACAAGGAGGTCAAGCATCTCAAGGTGGAGATGGAGGTGGATCTGGAACAAATGGCGGTGCGGTATCTGAACCAACTGCGACTCCATCATATTCAAATGGTAATGGTGGTTCAGGTATAAATTTAGGAACTTTATATGGTGGAGGTGGAGGTGGTGGTGGAGCAAATGGAGCAACAACTGCACCTGTCGGTTCTGGAAATGTTGCTGGTGGTGGTGGAGGCGGAGTTGCTTATAATGTAATATCTGGTTTAATAGCAACTGCTGGTGGTGGTGGTGGTGGTGGCACATCTGGAGGTTCAGGTTTTGCTGGTGGTATAGGAGGTTTACTCTATGGAGGAACTGGCGCTAACTCAAATGGAAGTGCTGGTTCTAATGGCACATACGGAGGCGGAGGCGGAGGTGGTAGTGGAGCACAAAATTCTACTACTCCCCCTTATTATGGCGCTAATTATGGTGGTAACGGTGGAAATGGATTATGTATTTTAAATTTTAAATTAACAAGTTTATAATTATGATCTCAAATTAGGGTTAATACAGATTTCTTGACTAGGGAATATGTCACCTGACATACATTTATCATTCACACCCACTTGTGCGCAAGTTCTAAAACCTCGGTCTTCACCAATATAACACCATCCTGATTTAGGAGGACCACTCTGAATACTGCTGCTCGCCTCATCAGCTTCATAATCATTATTCGATTGTTGTTTATTTTGGGATGAATTCAACGCTTTATTTAAACTATTATTAGACATCACATCCGGTTGATTTTGTGTAACAGGAACTGATGAAACTGACGTATTGGGTTTATTTGGTGTAATAGTACTATTTGGAGTAACATTCTGAATTGCAGTTAAACCGGTA